TCTTCATCTTCGTCCTCGTCGGAATCTTCGTCTTCATCTTCGTCCTCGTCGGAATCTTCGTCTTCATCTTCGTCCTCGTCGGAATTCTCAGATTCCCCGCCGAAGATTTCCTCGGCGTCTTCTGCCGAGATGGGAGTCAGGAGTGCATAGGAGCCGTCATCGTATTTGATGAGAATTACCCCGTTAGAAAGAACCTTACGTTCTACCTCTTTTGCTGCAGCTTTTTTCTTTGCCATAATTGAATTGATTAAAAGGTGTTTAAAAAATGTTTGATTGATTATAGTTTCGTGATAAACTTTTGAGTATATATCTCTCTGTTTTCTTGGACTGCCATAGCTTTCAAGAATACATTTTTATCCCTGATAGCTTCTACTTTTTGAGTGAACTCATTCTGGTTTTTTACTTCAAAAGGTTCACCTTCCTGAGTGTATGTATCATCTACTGCATTATCATTTTCGGTATAATACCTTTTGACCCCCACTATGAGTTTTACTCCATCCCATGGGTTTTCTGGTTCCCTTTTATTTACTACCGTCATTTTGCATAACCATTTTTATATGCTGTATAATAGATTCTTGTATATCCTTCCTGTCCTATCCCTGAAAAAGCTTCACTTATATATCTGTAGCCTTTTTTATTTGCTCGGTAATCATGAGCAAAGTGTTCAGGATAGATATAGTGTTCTCCGCATACCTTTTGGTTAGTTATTATGTAGGCATACCATCCAGTTTTGGTTTTCATCTTGAACTGGGATATTGGTACAAATCCCTGAGTTAATAGTTCTTTGAGAATAAACTTCTGTTCGAGTCTTCTTCTCACCATAGGCATTCCACCCAACCTTCTTAGTACTGCCTTTTGATATTCTGACCAATGTCTTTTAGTCCATTTTATGGAACTGATAACAGAACGTTTAGTTATAGCCTTATATGCTAATGCCACTTTTAACTGGTCCCAAGTTAAGTCACTCTTCTTCGTAAAGAGCCTTCTTTCTTTTGGACTCAATCTCTTTAGCCTTCGATAGCTTAATAAGCTTTTCCGGAATAGGCTTGAGAACAGTTCTATATTCTTTTGTTCCATAATTAAACTTATCTACCAAGTTCAAAAAGTACTTTTCTTTCCGTTGAGATCCGAGTCTCTTTTTCCGAGCAATTCTTTTCCCTAATTCCCTCTGGGCTGAAGACTTCGAGTTTCGGTATACTTCGGTTAACAGTATCTTAGATATTGGCTTCTTCCTTTTCCCAGCAATAAGTAGAGATTGACCTATAACAAACTTCTTCTCTAATGCCGTTTTTCCTTTTATCCAGTGTACGGCTTTCAGATTCTCCCTGCCATAATAGGTTAAAAACCTTTTTCTAGCGGCCTTCAATGAATAGAATCCCTGTAATACTACTGCTGGTTCTCCCTTGTAGTTATAAGACCACGGATACCATTTATGAAGGTAAATCTTGATGTCCCTTTCTTTGATAACCTTTCCAAATCTTCTATGATATTCTCTCCTCCTCTTCTTTTCCAAGAAATATGCCCTTACATCGGGGGGTAAAGAATCCGGGTCTACTACCCCGTTAATTCTGGTAGCTTCTTTTAGACATTCCCTGTATCTATCCAGAAAGCGTTTATTCCTTTCCCTATATTTATGAACCTTGATTTTCCCGCAGAGTACTTTCCTTTGCCACTCTTGCTTCATCTTTCGGTTCAATTTTATAACCTGAGGTGGTACCCATGGAATTCCTAATCTGTAACAGGATTCCTCGAAGTCATCTGCATTTTTAAACCTATAGACTCGTGGCATATATCTCTACTCCTTCTTTTGTTTACGAAGTGCTGCCCGATACCACTGTTGAATGGATTTCTCTTTGGCATCCGGGAATCTCTTTTGCACTCTCCGAGTAATTCGGTCGATTGATAACCCTTTATAGGTTAATTCAAATACGTAGGATTTCTTAGTTCCTTTCCAAAGACCATTGTCATCCTTCTCTTTCTTTGGTTTTTTGGGTTTCTCCAACCCCTTTACCCGTTTGGTCTTTTTCTGTTTAGTGACCGCATCCTCACCTATGAACCCAAGGTTAAGTTGATAATTCCTCATTGGGTCATCTTTGGGATATCCAGCAAGCTCTAATTGCTGGTCCATCCACTTATCGTATTCATCGATGAGAGCATTATCCGGCTTATTATCCGAATGATGAATCCACGATGCCAGTCCATTGTAGTCGGCTGAACAAGCATCGGGGAAAGACATGCCCAGAGCAACTGCTCTTCTCTTCATGTCCTTGTAGGTCATATTTTCTAACCCACTTCCCATGACCTTTAGCTTCTCCTTGTTGAGCTTTAACGGTCTTTTGTCCTTTTTCTTACTTTTGCGCATATTTATATAGGTATAAAATTATTTTTCTTATTTCGTTATACAAATATAATTAAATTTCTCGAAGTTGCAAAATAATTATATAAAAATTCTAAGAGTTCGTTCTCAAGGTTCTTTTCCTGCGTAGTTTATAGGCTGTATCTAGAGTTTCACAGGTAAAGTCCATGTTATTTATTGATTTGTAGTTAATAGCTTTCTGTATGACCTCCCTGTATTCTTTCCAGAACTTCAAGCCCCCTTTACTGTCCACTGTTTTTTCAAAATATTGGGTTGCCAATAACCCAAAGGTATCTGCAATGGTTTGGCTTTCGAATATATATATCCTTAAATCAGTTATAGCCTTAATTGTATCATCCTCACGTTTAATAGGCATCACTCCATAACCCTCTTCTTGGAAGAGTTCTTCTGATACAATAGCTGTAAAGTATCTCCTACTTGATGGTCCATTTTTCCAATACTCGGTTATTAACTGCCTTATCTTGAAGTCTGGGATTCTGTGTAAGTAGGACAGATACACCTTATCTTTCTTGGTAGACCTCCTTTTATATGCAGTAGGAGCTTGCAATACCCGAGGCATTATTCGATAGTTGTTCCACCTATCAAACTCAAGAATCAGAGCATAAAGGTCTTTGTCCCATTTATTCTCTGATTCCTTCAGCCTTTTCATGTTCTTTATGATACGGGGATTGGTTATCGAAGTCAATAACCATGAAGAATCTCCTGAGTGTATCTTAGCTTCCTCCTTGGGTAGTCTTTTAACTATGGCCCCGAATAGATAATCCCTGAACCTTGGCTCTATAGGAGATTGAGGGTTTACTAATGATGAATGTAGTTCAAAGTAATCGGAGAATAGTTTGAAGAACTTCTCAGCTCTAGCCTTTAGTTCTAAATACTTGTAATGAGACATCTTGAGAATTTCTCCAGCTTCCCAAGTTGATAGACCCTTGCCTTGTATAAACATAAGGCTAGCCCTCTCTTGCTCAGTCAAACAGTCCCAAGCCAATTCTTGATGTCGTTCCATGTTAGTATTGTTTGTTCATAAGAATCTCTTCGGTACTACCGTCTGGAATTATAGATAAGTCAGTATCATAATCGGTTGAATACATTTTATACTCGTCTGATTCATGATATGCTGAATAAAGTACATTCTCCATTGGTACTTCTATCTCTAAACTACCATCCATTTCTGGGTATAGCTTTACCAACATCTTTCTCGTATTTAGATTACTTTCGAGTATTATTGCTGGTATTCCCTCAAACGGATATCCCCTTAATACAACGTAATCTCCAATAGCAACACGAGTAATATCATTTACCGAGAATATCTTATTTGCTTTAGACATTCTGCGATATTTCTTTACTTCTTCTTTAGTTATGGTGGCTACCATTGAATAATCATCAAAGTCCTCGGCATTATCTACTCTAAGCCTTTTTCTTTTTGGTCTGTAGTCCAAAGACTTCATAAATGAAAGTATACCTGGGATGTCTCTCCTTAGTTTGTTTAAGTAGTATCGGTCAAAAGCTTTTTCTGGCTTCATCTTTATGAACCCATAGTTGAATAACAATGGTACATCTTCGTACTCATTCTTACCTTTCCTTGACTTCTTAAGTACGCTTATGGTTGGTACTATGGCTTTCACATGTTTATACCCCCTACATTTCAAATCAGAATTGATTCTCTTGTAGAATTTCCTGTCAAGCCTGAATATACAGTATACATAGGGGGTCTTCATATTACTTGTTCAATTTACGAGCGTATTTGAATACGTCTGAATATGTTACCAATCGTTGAATTTCTTTGAACATATACACAGCTAAATGTACTTTCGGGGTTTTTATCTCCATTCGGGAAAGTTCTGAACAATTTTCCATAAGGAACGAATCTATTTCCCCAGCTTCCACAATAAAGAAAGCTTCACCTTTTGGCATAGAATTATACCGCATGATGAGTATGGGTATTTTTCCTGCACGTTTAGCATCCTTTGTAGCCTGTTCCCAAAAGGATATAATTTTACAGCTCTTAAGTCCCAGTAGTATATGTTCGAACTTAATATCCTGATAGTTTTTACATTCGATTGAGAATGGGAAGCGACGTGAGTGTTTCTCATCAGTACATACCAAATCTCCCATAGCATCCTTAGCCTTTGCCCATCCTCCTGAACCTGGGGTTCTAGAAAATTTATATCCTGTCCAGGATTCCCAGGCCTTTGCTATAGTACGCTCGAACCTGCTTCCTTTGTTTCGACTATTCTTTCTCATGTTTGATAGTGTTTAATACCAATAGTCTAATGTACAATACCAGTATAATACCTCTCTTGGTATTTCTTATAAATACTCGAGATACCTGCTGAAGTGATTTTCAGAGAAAGTTTTTGAATTATATACTTGTTTGTAAATCCCCTTTTTCTAAGCTTTATGATTTTCTTAAACTCCTCTTCATTAACTTTACTGTGTACATGCCAACCTCTTTTCATATAGTTGGGATTATTGTGTTTCTTACCATAGATAGTTTTCAACCTACCATCTTTAACCATTTGTTGTGAATTCATTTTCTTGGTGCCCCAATAAAGTTTTTGTAGTAATCATTCAAAGGGTTGTTATCTATGTGACATACTTCAGTATACTCTTCAGGATTTGTATTACATACCCAAGCCAATGCTACTAACCTACTGCGATAGCATTTTATTTTACCTTTTTCTTTATGTACTAAGGATATCTTATATCTACCATCGCCTTTCCTTTGATAACACCGTATGCGATGGAATGAAGTAGACATTTTATGACTACCTTTTATATACCTACTGTATACTCTACCACTTTTACTAATATAATAACCTGGGAATCCCGGAACATTATCTTGTCTCATACCCACTAGTTAATTTTATTAACTATAGTAAGATAAGCCTTTGTCCCTCTTGACTGTTAATACTCTGGCCTTGATTGGTATACTCTCTTGATGAGTTACCATGAATACTGTTAGCTTTTCGGTTATGGATATCTTTTCTAATAGTTTACTTACCGTATCACAATATTCCCTATCTAACCCCTCAAAAACCTCATCCAAAAATAACACATTAATTCTACAGTTTCTACGAATCATAGAATTCATAGCCAATACCATAGCTATGTTCACCAAAGTTTTTTGACCACCCGATAATTCCTCGTATGATACTTCTATACCATCCATAATTATCTGGGTATTGAAGTCCTTCTTTACTCCTTGTATATCTACATAGAATAGGATACTGAACCCAAGTACGTCTGAATATGATTCAAGGGTTTCATTCAGAATATCCATTGAACTCTCGAATAAGAAAGCTTTTATACCCCTGTTCCCAAGTGGGTCATCCATTACCCATTTGTAATTATCAACCTTTTCCTTCTGACTTTCCATCCTTTCTTCTATGGTTGATAATTTCTTGGTTAGGGTTGAAAGCTGGGATTTATACTTAGTTATTAAGCCCTTGTTAACTCCCACCCCCTTTTCTGATGACAGTCTTTTTATTTCAGCTTCTACTCGTTCTATCTCTCTTTGTATATTCTTTACTTCATACTCCTTACCCCTGAGTTCTTCCAGTTCATCTCGATAACCAGATATTCTGTCGGATATCTTAGAATATTTACCTTGTAACCTTTCGATATCTCCAAAGGCTTTCTTTACCTCGATTAGGTGTTTCAAAGAGTTCTTAATATCACCCCTCTTCAATAACTTTATTATTCCCTCAATAAACTCTTCTAGAGATACCTTAGTTTTCTTCCTGGCATCATTTATCTTATTGAGAATACCCCTTTGATTCTCCTTTGCCTCTGATAGCTTCTGTTCAATTCGGTTTTTCTGAGTTACTGTCTCCTTAAGCTCACTTGACTTTTTGGCCTTAGCTAGCAGTGATAATCTCTTCTCGAGAACCTTAACCTTTGAAGATATGTCGTCTTTTACCGTACTGGCTTGCTTCTTTAAGTCATCAACCATTCTTTGAATGGACTGCTTCTTATCTTCTAATGTTCGATATCTTTGAGAGATGTCTTGATACCCCTTCAGGGCTTCTGTATAGTAGCCCTTAGCAATATCTCGAGCTTTAGATATGTATTCTAACTCAAAAATCTCCTCAAACAGTTCTTTCTTGTCAGAGGAAGATTCCTGTATCAGTCTTTTCATGCCTTGACCGAAAAGTACTGAGTTCATAAAAAGGCTATACGACATACCCAAATCAGCGATTATAAGCGCCTGTATCTCCCCCTTACTTTTCTCTTGTACTTCAACAGCATCTATCTCATAGATAAGTCTGTCTTTGCCCTTGGCTCCATTTACTTCACCCTTATATTTAAGGCATCTGGTTATCTTATGAGTCCTACCATTCTTACCGAAGTATAATTCTACCTTAGTTCCTTGATAAGACTTGGGTCTGTATTTCTCCCAGGTATTCACATCTGACTTACCTTTTAGATTCTTACCATAAGCACCCCAAACTAAAGCGGATAAGATGGTAGTCTTACCTTCTCCTGTAGCTCCTCGAATTACGGTTATTCCCTTTGAACTTAGGTTTAATTCCAAATGGGATATTGAACAGAAGCCATCGATTATAATATTGCCAAACTGTATCATTCTGCCTCCTTAATTACTTTTAATAATGTGGCCTTTTTATTTTGGTCTTTTATACCCTTTGCCCTCATATACCTCCTTACCATGGTTTTCTTAGTAAGTTCCCGAGTTATTTGCGGGGCATCTTCCACCGCCACAACCCGAGACTTGCTAGCAATGACAGTATAATAATTGCCATCATCCTTAATTTCATCTTCTGATGATACATCCACAAATTTAGGAAAGCCTTTGAATGGCTTGAATTCCATTGAGAAGTCCTCATATATTTTCCAATATCCAAGTTTACAATTACGGTCTGTTCTCCTTTGTTGTAAAGGAGCTCCTACCATGTATATCTTCTTTCCAAGCCTCTGAGGTTTATGTATATGGCCTATCAATACTAACTTGAACTTAGATAGAAGATTCACATTCAGATTCTCTACTGTTCCAACCTCGGTATTATCAGTATCTTTAGCTCCCGGGTAGTCAGTATGCAATAATAGGATTGTTGGCTTTAACATAGCTTCTTTCAACTCAGCTTTGATTAACCCATCTAACCCCTTGTTATGGTCTAAATAGGGAATACCTACTACTCTGAACTTATCAAACTCATGATAAGAGAAGTCCAGGTTGTGTAAGAACGAATACCTACGACATAAGTTTGCCCAATGTGATGGAGATTGATTAGTTATCGAATTGCTTTTCTGTAGGTCATGGTTTCCAGATATACCATAGATGTTAAATTCCTCGCACCTATTTAACTCTTCGAACTGTTCAATTATAATTTCATCAAGTGAAGTACTTATATACTCTGGACGGTGCATAAAATCCCCGCAAAAAAATGCCGGACATTTATACTTAATACATAAGTCTTTAATCAAAGAGAGGACCCTGAAAATACTTAGGGTCCTCTTATTATCCTCATTGAACTTAGAGAATTCCCCTAAGTGCAAATCGGAGAATGCTATACCTATCACCTTCATAACTGAAGAAATTTCTTGATAAGGTGTTTTCTCTTCTCGTAGTTCATCTCATCCAGTATCATGACTTTTATCTTGTAACCCATGATTTCCAGTGTACCGGTATTAGGTATACCATTTACATACTGGAGTATATTTGAATCGGATTTATATCCCCATAGGTCAAGTATACCATACATTACCTGCGATACCTGGAATTGATAATACCGAGATAATACTCGTTTACCATTGTCTTCTGTTACCCATTCATTGAAGAAGCTTGCTGAAAAAGGTATGAAAATTAGGTGAGTACACTGTTGACCAAGTAACATACGACATAAGTCTACTGCATGGTCTAAGTCGCATTCGGCTATCCTGTGAGAAAGTTTGTTGATGAAGTATGCTGCCGAATCAAAGTATGACCGGTCAGTTACAAAGCTGTCTTCTCCCCTGAAAGCTTTGTTACGCAGGTTGAGTACTTGCATATCCTGAGCAAATACTGTACTGGCATCTTGCTGAATCATATCAGCATGAGGCATGTCTCTTGTTTCAGGTACCAAGTCCGAATATGACCCGGATATGAAAGGTATCTTTAACATATCCGCTACTTCCTTGGCAATGGTTGTTTTTCCAACCCCCGAAACACCGGTGAACATAATTTGATATTTCCTACCGTTGTACATAATGTTGTAGTTTTTTGAAAGGTTCCAAAAAATCGGGTATCTTGAAAGACCTTAAGTTAAACTTGTCAAGTACCATGAATAACCTGTCTTTCCTTATATTATTAGTACATCCTTTTACCCAAGGGACTTTCTTGATAGGGTGAAGAGTTAATGCAGTTCTCAAGTCTATAAGAGGCTTGTTCTTCTTGTATAACTCTTCTAGCTGGTCCCTTTCAATGCCCTTGAACTCTGCTCCTTTTGCATCTATGAAGTCTGCTATGCTCCCATATTGTTTCAGGAAAGCCTTAGTCTTCACTTCTCCCATACCATAATAACCGGGTATATCATCCGATTTATCTCCATTAAGTATTAGGTAGTCAACGCATTCCTCAGCAGAGTAACCCATTATATCCTTACAGGTTTGACTAAGGATTAGGGTATCTTTGTTAGGATTGAATATCTTGACTCTTTTGTCGAGTAATTGACAGAAGTCTTTGTCAGAGGATATTATGAGAGATTTACCCAGATGGTTTATTGCCAACCAAGCAATGTAGTCATCAGATTCATATCCCAAGCCTTTTCTATCGATAATCATCTGAACTCCGAGTAACCTTAGAATCCTTCTCAACAATGATAATTGTTTATTGAAGTCCTCGTAATCCATACTTATCTTACTCCTGTGTGCTTTGTAACCCTCGAGTAGACCATTACGGAAATTAGACTCTTTGCTTTCATGAGTATCGAATGTAATTACTACATGGCTTGGTTTAAACCGAGTTAAGTATGAACCGAGGATTCTTAAGAACCCATACACCAACCCGGTACCAGCTCCGTTATTGGCTTTAAGATTCTTAAACTTATGGTATGAACGGTGAGCAAGGTTACTCCCGTCCACTACCATGAGCATCCTCGGTTTTCTACCCCTCGTCCGGGATGTATTCGTCTTCTTCTGCATCTTCAGATTCTATTTGAGATTCATAGTCTAAGTCTGCATCAACAGGGAACATGTTTCGTGTAATCTTCTTGAGCTTTCGCTTAGTGGTTCCTATGGTATTTATTCCAGCAGCCTTTAATAGCTTTTTCCTTAACTCACCATCTTCCTCGATTAACCTGTGGAAAGCCTCTTCACCTCGACAGAGTTTCTTTCCTTCAAACATGTATGTTCCACCACCGAGCTTCTCTATCACTCCAGCATCCTCCAGAGATTCCTCTAACCAGAAGTATCGGTCGAAGCCAACTTCATGGTATTTTGGATTGAAGTATATAGGGGCTTTGGATATGGTTTCTCGAGGAGGAGATACCTTATTCTTTTTCATCTGAACAGTTACATATTTACCTGCTCGTCTTTCCTTACCCTTATACTTAATCTTGAGAGTCTTACCGGAATAGAAAGCTAACCGGATTGAAGCATAGAACTTGAGTGCTGCTCCACCAGGAGTTGTACTGGTATCTTGACCAAACCCTGCACCCAGTTTACTACGTAATTGATTGATACATACCATGGTTACTCCGAGTCGATAGAACAATTCGTTCCTTATTCGGAACATCTTGTATATCTGCTTTGCCCGGTTTCCCATCTCGGCCTTGCTATCCGCCATCTTTGCATCAATGGCTTCTATAGAATCCAGAGCTGCTATGGAGTCTATCACAACTATGATAGGCTCATTATTAGTTAGCTTTGACCTCCAGTATATGGCTAAATCAGCAATAGCATCCGAAATAGTTTCTATTCTGGTATCATTTAATACTGTTACTCGTTCAGGGTCCAGACCATTTTCCTCTGCCCATGAATTCATCCATGCTTGTTCTGCATCCACCCATATTACATGACCCCCGAGTTGTTGTGCAGCATAAGCAAAATTGTAAGCTATCAGGGACTTGCCTGAGGATTCTTCTCCCATGATTTCAATTATCTTCCCGAACGGTACACCACCACCCATTTGATAATTGAGAGCAAAGAATGTGGATGGAATCCATAGTCCATGGTGATTTATAGTACTGGCCTTGAACTGGAGAGATGACCCATATTTTTTGAGTATCTCATTCTGTGTTGGTATCTTAAACTTTTTGCCTCCCGATTTTCGGGTAGCTTTAGGTTTTCTTGCCATACTTGTAATTTATAATATGAAAAGAGTGGGATATAAACTATACCCCACTCCTACTTTAGGTATATATCTAGAAAATCTTAGATATCACTCTTATATTTTCCCTTTTTCTTTTTCTTGTCAACTAGCTTGCTTTTGGAAGAGGACTTCTTACGTGGTCTTTCATCCTCATCGTCATCATCCCCCTCATTGAGGAATGAAGCCAGCTTCTCCTCGAGTTCGTCGTAGGAAAGGATATTTGCCCGGATTGCTTTCTCCAGGTCTACCTCTCCCCAATACTTCTTGTCCAGCTTGGTTTTCTGGCAGGGTGATACCGAATAACTGGTATCATTCTTACCGGTACCAGTACGGGTGATTTTGATATCGTATCCCTCTACGGGGTCGGTCATATCTCCCCAGTCCTCTTCATCGAGGTAAAGGTCGATAATATCCTGATATACCGAACGGGGTACCATCACGGGTTTATCTACCTGGTCTGGGTCAATTTCCTTACCCTTGGTATCTTTGTACCCGAGTACCCCGATGAGATACTTTCTCTTCGGTACCAATTTCGATGCCAATGCCTTATCATCTGGGTCATCAGAGTTCTTAAGCTCCTGGAACTTCTCCATGAAAGGACATGGCTCATCGAAAGTAGCCGGAGATATAATACCCCCCTCCTTTGGTCCAAGATAGAATTGAATAATCTCGATTCCCAATTCCTCATCTGCACCTCTGGACTTAATACGTACTCGGATAGTTCCCTCTTTCGGATAGATTATTCCACCACCCCCACTACGCTTTTCCAGGTCCTTCTTCCTGGCAAGCATCTTTTCTCGGGTAGTCATTACACTGCCCTTTTTCTTGGTTGTTTTTTCTTTTTTCATGGCTTTATTTATTGGTTTCGATATAAAGTATCTCGTTCAGAGATAATATAGTTGTTACTTGATTGGGAAGGTCTACTACATCCAGTTCTTTACCAGCATACAGACCGTAGGTAACTACTGCTCCAACCTGAAGACCGGGATATTCTTCCTGCTGTTCATCAGTTATGGGTCCTACCTGAATTACTACACCTTTGCGTGGTACTGTGTCCTTATCGTGTTCCTGAGGGATATAAAGTCCTCCTTTTGTTTTGGTATCTGCCGTTACTACCGGAGATATTATAAGTACCCGACTTCCTGTAGGAGTTCCCAAACCTTTCAGTTTACCATTCAACTCCTTTGCTTCTTTGACCGAAATAAGGTCTAACTCAATTCTTGACATATTTACTGTTGTTTACGTAAGTTTGCTGATACAGTTCTTAAAATATTCTCTCGTGATTCGTAAGCTTTACATATACTTATCATTTTACTCGCATTGTACTCAGCCTTCATATATCTTTTCAATGCTCCCTGATAAGCTTGGTTGTTCTCTGCTTTATGAGCTGCTGCGTCATTGTTTACATTACCTGATTCTTTATAGTAAAGCCATGCCTTACTATAAGCCTGATCTTTTGCCTTTTCAAGTTTATCCCTTTTATATATAAGCCTATCCCTTACCATCACCAATAGAGCATAATTAGATGGACTTCTACGTAAAGACTGATTGACCAGGTTCTCATCAATCATGAGTTCCTGGTCTAAATCAATCTCATAGGTTTTCCCTTGAAATAGAATCTTTAGTGTGTTTTTCTTAATCTGGGATAGACGTACTATCTTTTGCCTTTTTTCCATATAACACCTCTTTCACTGAAGTATTTATACATGGTCATAATGCTTATTCCATATTTGACCTTTATCTGTAGGTTACTCATACCACTCTCATAATCTTCTATCATCTTATTTATAGACTCCTCACTCAACTTAGGGCTTGGTATATTAAATCTACCGTCTCTTATACATTGTTGAGTATTCTCTTGGTTAGTACACCAATATAGATTTTCTACTTTATTATTTTCTCGATTATTATCCTTATGACCCACACACGGTTTATTATCTGGGTTTGGAATGTAGATTAAAGCTACCAACCTATGTATATTAAACGTATACTTAATCCCCTTATTATTTCTTAGGCTTACTATCAAGTAACCATTGTTCTTCTTTCTCTTAGCCATTTTCCTCCAAGTAACTCTATCTCTATACTTAGAGTACACATTACCTTCTCGAGTAACATGGTAACAATCAAAATCTGGTATATTACCTTTCATACATTCTCTTCCTAAACTCTCTCTTATTTTTCTCTATCTCTTCTGGATATAACTTAGGATAATCTTCTATTTCAATACCTTTGAACTTACGATGTTCCTCTAAGTACTCATCAGGATTAAAATCTGGTTCAAGCATTTTCCTATAATCATATCCAGGAATAAAAGGTAGTTCCTCTGCCATAGAACGCCCGATAACGAAGTCCATTGACATACTTACGTCGTCTATCTGGAAGTTGAAGTATTCTTTAGTATTTGGGTTACGGCAAGTTTCCCAAATCTCGTATACTACCCAGGTATTTATATATTCGGGACTTACCAAGTAATAGGTAGCATCATGAACATTACAAGTCTCTTGCATAAATGGTAACTTACCTTGCCTCATTTTCCAATAGTTTAGGATTGAAGCGAATAAGTTCATATCTGATGCAGCTGATTGACATGGCATATTAACCGATAATCGTACTGCGTATGCTGCTTCCTGCTCGTTATCCGAATATACCTGGGGTAACCTTCTCTTCCTACCGAACAAAGATTTAATATATCCATGTTTTATCAGTACCTTCTCCTGGTTAATCATGAACTTCTTAATCTTTGGGTGCTCCTGGAAGAACTCATTCAACTGTTGCTGAGCTTCATCTGGTGTTACGATAATACTAGCTTTTGGGTCAGATAGTTTAACTGCAAGCAGTTTCTTCTGAATACCATATATAATACCGAAACATATCTGCTTTGCCTGCTTCCTTCGGTTTTTCCAAAGCTTATAATCGGGATGTTGTTCATCACTGTAAGCCTTGTTTGCTTCCTCATACGATACACCATACTTATTTGCTGCAATAGCAAGGTGAGGGTCCTGTCCCTTGGCAAATGCTTCAAGATAAGTCTCATCCCCTGAAAGATGTGCCATGATTCTTAACTCTGCCTGAGAGTAGTCAAGTGCCATGTATAGTTTCCCTTTGGGAGCTACCAACTGTTTCTTGATATTAGCATCTACTGAAGTCTTTGGTATCTGCTGAAGATTTGGTTCCTGAGAATTATGGTTTAATATACCATTGCCAACAAATTGATGACATTCGCTAATAGATAGGTCAAATACATTCTGTAAACCTATAGATTTAATACTTTTGATAGATACTTCTTTAAACATAACTTTATTTCTTTAGTTTTAACAAATCTACTAAGATTTTCTTTCTCAATGTTTATTCTTATTACAGAATATCCTAATTCTTTTAGTTTATTATCTCTAGTATCATCTTTGTTTTTAGTGTGGAATTGTTGTCCATCTATTTCTAGTATTACTTTACCAGGCAGTAAAAAATCTACGTGTATATTTAAGTCTTTGAAATAATATTGTAGTTTATATTCTATACCAAAACTTCTTAAAGCTTTAGCAAACCTATATTCTATAATGTTAGATGGGAACTGTATATCATATTCTGTAAGTGAATCTCTATAATATCTTCTAAGTTTACGATTTATTATGCGTAACTCAAAACTTAAACCGACAATAGCTTCTATAGCTTTAACAACTTTACTGGGATTAGATGATAAAAAATCTTCGGTTAAATCAAAAGAATATATAAACTTAGATAATAGCTTTATCTCACTTTTAGTTAAATGATGTTTAGCTATATCATCTATAAGTATATTTTTGTTCGGTAACCTTAGATTGTAGTACTGCTGTAAAGAGGATAACTCCCATGAAGTTAAGTTAAGCTTGCTCTTAAGGTCATTCTTATTATTAGAATTACTTATAGTGGATTCCAATATCTCTAGTGGTATGAGTTTTTTTGGCCTATACCAATTAACCTTATTAGAGTTATTATCACCTTTTTGTTTTTCTGCAATTTTATCCCTATGCGATTTATCTATATCTTCCTTTGTAAACCATTTATAAAGAGATCCTCTTACTATTCTATGACCTAAACCGAAATGATATTGAAAATCTTTTATCTTCCAATTGTTATCAAAGAAATAATACTGAAGATCTCTTTTCTTAATGTACCTTTTACCATCTATAACCTCTAACTGAAGTTTTCTTCTTGGGCCTTTCAGGGATTTTATTTCTAAGGGTCTATTGTTTTTCTTCTCCGACATACTTTAATAATTTAATTTTATTATCAATAGTATTTCGGTCTTTGTTGTAAATTTCCCTTAATTTCTTTTCTCCTTGATTAGTGATAAATATATGGTCTAAAGTACAGTTTATAGTAGTACCGTCTTCTAGTTCTACTTGATACATATCTTGTATACCCTTGTGAATAAAATTGATTATAGGTTTCCAACCTTCCCGAGTTATTACTTTAATATTATTTAGAGTTTCTTTTGGTAATGTACCTAAATAATCTAACCTTAAATCACCAACAGAAGTCTTTATTATAGTGTCCCCAGATAAGCAACTCAATCGACCAGAAGTAGTACCATGAATAAGGAATCTACCGTGAATCCTATCATCATCCTGTACCTTGTCATGCCATCCCTCTATATATGTTGTATACATTTTCTTTAACCCTCTCAACTCAAGAAGGTTATCCAGAAAAATTGCCTTTGGACTTTCTGGGTCTTTAACCGTTAATCGAAGTTCTACCAACGTATCTTCATCAGTACTTGGCTTATCCGTATCACGATTTGTTTTCTTATCTTTTGTGTATTTTATTATCGGAAAGTTAAATCCTTTTTTGGAGTATAATAACAAAGGTAAGTCAATAGGACTTCCCAAATTTACTTCCCGAATTAATCCCAATTCCTTTTTAGTGGTGAATACACCTGCTCGGATATTGGATATTTTTTGCTCCCTGCTTGCTATTTTCCGTGCGTCCTTTGGGTTATGATAATCCAGGTCTTCAAGTTCACTTTCAATAGATGCAAGGTACTTGCTTATTCTTTCTTGAACAAGCCATCTAGAGAATTTTTTCACTCGTGGAAGATTCAAGCAATTAGAAGTTGCTTGTTCAATCTTTGGCTTGTAAGATTCAAGCAGTTCCTGATTGAATTTCCTATCGAGGTATAATCCGGTTTTTTCAGCATGCTGCAATACCCTAGAAGCTGGCATAATCAAATGCCTAAACAAGGGGTACATGCCAATCTCTATTAGCTTACTTTCAAAGAACATAGCTAACCTAAGAGTATAATCGGTATCCTGACAACCATACTTGCATAATGGTTCCAAGGGTTTCTTATCCCAAGGTATCTTGTCAAACTTCTCTGCCTTCTCGTAATCGCCATGCTCTGGTAGATACCTTCTAACCATTGACTTCAGGTCATTGGGTTTCTCTTCATTTAGAAGATACTTCATAAGCATTCCATCCAGAACAGTACCTCTAACATATATCCCATATAACTCGAATATCTGAAGGTCAAACTTCAGATTCCATCCCACTTTAGTTACATTGGGATTCTCAACCACCTTTCTACCAAAATACTTTAACCAACGTTTCCAATGAGGGTTTTCATATTCGTGGTGACATAATGGAATAGATACACCAGAACCAACTTGAAAGGTTACAGATAAAATTGTGGGTTTGAAGGTTTTATTATAAATACCTTCTGCATTTGTCTCGAAGTCGACGGAAGCTATGCCGGTTTTCAAACAAGCTTTCACAAGCCGCTTGACTTGTGAGAAACTTTTGATTATGTCATATCTTGACTCCATGTTTATTCTTATTATATGCAGTATAGAATAGATTTTTACATGACCCTAAGTCTGATGTATTCTTTACTACTTGAAAGATACCGTTCTTTACTCTTTTTATATACCCTGCTCTACAAAGAAGACAGCATAACCAATATAAATATGCTGTCTTAGCTCCTGTACTTTGTAAGTAAGTATACCTAAATGTCTGACCAACTTCTTTATTTTGTAGAAGTTTTATCAAGTTATATATAATGTCTCCTTTCATAAGAATTATAAAATCATGTACTCGGAGCGGGAATCGAACCCGCACGACCATTACTGGTCACAGGATTTTAAGTCCGGCGTGTCTACCTATTTCACCATCCGAGCTTTTATAAAAAGGGGAGATGAGTTACCGTTCTTCGCTCATCTCCTAATGCTATAGCCTTCGACTTTAATTATGGGATTTTGGTATCTCGTACCAGTTTATTGCCCATTGCTAGCTGGAAGTCGTATCTCCTGTTATAACCCAGCTATAGCCCTGTACGGAAGACAGGATTCGAACCTGCGACCCCTTGCTCCCAAAGCAAGTACACTAACCGGACTGTGCTACTTCCGTAAATTAGGTACCAGTCTATATCCCTACCGTCCAGTACCTGGGAATGAATCAGGACTCGTTGTCCACAGCGCAAAGTAAAGATTCATTAGTGGACCCAGAGGGGCTTGAACCCCCGACCTTCGGATTATGAGTCCGCTGCTCTAACCAACTGAGCTATGGGTCCGGTTGAAGGTAACGGCCTTTACTACTAATCTCGGTATGACAGAAAAGAAACTAAGACCAATTACCGTTACCTTCTTTGTTACCTTAATTCGGTCTGGATAGAAGTTTTTAGTTTTACCCAGTCCTTTTTATAACTATGCAAACTATCAATAGTATGATAGAGATAACCAGGTTTGATACCCACTTCTCTAGCTACGTATTCCATTAGTTTCCATGCCAAGTATACATCATTTCCAAAATGAGTTACAAAATCGGATGACCTTTGGTGATAACATATATTCAATTGCTTTTCACCCCTTGCGTTCTCCCGGATAAGGAAGTCGTAATACATAGAGCATGGTATACGCATCTTACCATCCAGGTTTTCGGCATCAGAACATTCTACCTGCCCATCTTCACCATAGATATTAAGTATGGCTTTACGGGTATCATTATCATCCTTGAGCAGACCTATGACAGCCTGTAACTTGGTCATTACAATCCCATTATACCTTACTACCTCATTCATTCTCTCCGAATAGGTGTAGTCGAAGTACTTACCATCTACCAGGAACTCTTCCCATATTTCGGGACGCAATTTCCATGCTTCACCCGGGTTAATTTGTCCCGGGTGTATTCTTTCCTGGAACTCAGCCTCTGCCCAATCTTTAGATTTGGTGAATACGAATAAAGGGGCCGGGTCTTCCAGGTGAGTCAAACAGTATTGCTCGCATATAAGTTCTTTGGTAATGAAGTCATCTTTACCTTCGATAACTTTATTCTGATAGGTACGGGGTTTTACCTCATTACCCATCTCATACAAATTTCTTGCCGTCTCAGACATCAATTCGTAAGGATTTGAATATATTCTCATATCATCTTTGTTTGAATAGTTTTACACAATTCCCAATAGTTACTCTACTAACGTTATATCTAATTGATAATTTTCTCATAGTGTACTTTCCAGTTCTGTATAAAGATTCAATCTCCTTACGTTGATTGTAAGTTAATTTTGACATAGGATGATTTTCGCCCTTTAGTCCTGGACCTTTACCAGGTTTATATGTAGTTTCTATACGCCCATCTCTGAAGGCCTGTTTAATATTGTCAGACCCAGTACCCCACTTTAAGTTGATTACTTGGTTGTTATGTATATCGTTGTCCAAGTGCATAACTATTGGTAAATTATCTGGGTTTGGAATGTAAGTTAAAGCTACTAACCTATGTATAAAATACCTTTTACCATCATATAATCTAACTCTTAAGTACCCAGTACTATTGGGTCTAGCTATTAAAAATACTTTTAAGTGTTTGTCCCATACTTTACCCGTAGTATATATCCTATACCTACCATTAAATCCAGGTAAAGTTAGATGACTTCTCATTGTTCGTGATTTTTAATATATTTTCTTATGGATTTTCGTAGTTCTTTTAGGTCCTGAATATTCATGTTGGGAAGACCTACCCAATGATGAGCATTGATACATACAGATAACTCTATGTCCCTGCCATTCCTATCAGGATATTTACCCTTGGATATCTCTACTCCAAAATAGAGTTTATCTTTCCTCTCGTACTTCACTTAGATACCTCCTTATCTTTCTTTTAAGTTGCCTTAAATCCTTTACACTTATGTTGGCTACGGTATTAAATAACCACCCATCATCCGTGGAGAAAGTTATATCTATATCTCCTCCGAGTTTACTGGTGTAAGGAGATTTCTTTACTTCTATTTTCATTGCATTGATATTTGCAATTCAATAGACTTCCCTATCTTAGAATGGTAGCCAGTCTTCACTACCGAGTGTACAATCCTTTGCCAGGGTTTTGGGATATTTGAACAACTCAGGTCTGAGTACTTTCAAAGCTCTTTTATGTACCTTATACTTTATCTTGTAAGGGTCTACTTTAAGTAGATACTTCAACCGCTCATACCAATTCCCATCGTATATACTGAGTTTATCACTTAGCTTTAGTAAATCTTCATGAGCATGATACATTAGTAATACCGTATCATCATTGAATATCTGACTGAAGTGTATTGATACATGGAATTTATGTCCAGTGGGGAATAAGTATTCTCCTATCCTTTGAATCAGTAGTAGGTCACAGATAAGTCTTTTAGTTACCTCTGATGCCCTCATGAATACCGTTATCATGGGGTAATCCATGCCTGCTTTCTTTGATACAGTTAGAGACAATAAGCAATTCTTACCATGAGCATGCTTATTGTCAAACTGATAGCCTATGTTAAATATCTTCCTTGAGTTTAGGGCTTTTACTACTTCCTGTCTTAAATCAATCAGACCATTTTCATCCACATAGTTTGCTACCAGAGACTTCCATTTAGCCGAAGTGTAGTTGAAGTGCCTACCAAAATCAAATTCGGGGTCTACCAGAGGTTCTTTAATATAAATGACTAAATCATTTAAGTACTGTGCTTTACCAATTCTTTCAATATCCAAACCGGGGGTATTGAACAGGAATAACCTGTTGAGTCCCTCCCAAGCTTTCATACTTGTTTTGAACTGCAACAGGTTACTCTTTAACTTGAACTTACTCATCAGCTTCAGGGGTTAATTCACCGTCTTCCATATCATCTTCCTCTGAAGAAGAGAATGATATCAACTTCTTCCTTCTCTTTTCCCCACTTTCCTCAAGCTTTAGTTTGAGACCATACTTTTCTGTAAACTTTAAGTAGGTCTTTTTTATCATATTACGCTTGAGGATAGATGGGCATACCTCGGGTAATGGGATACCATCCCAATCTCCAATTTCTAAGGCTGAGGCTAACATAGATTTCTGTTTATACCCCAAATCTCTCCTTAATACCTTGAAAGCTCTGAAACTGTTACCATAAGTTTTATAACTTGCTTCATCGCTTGTCATAAGTTTTTTGAGAGATTTACGTATCTTCTTTCTACGTACCTCATCACTACAGTTTTCTTTCAAAAACTCCTTTATGTCCTTGCGATTCTGATATAACAGTATGTTAGTATCATTTGCCCATGCCGCTTTGATAACCAACTTTAACGAGAAGTTATCATGGCCATAAATATACTGACCCATACGACAGAATAACAGTATATCTATGGATAACCTTGTAACTATCTCTGAAGAACGTAGTATTACAGTTATCTCGGGGTTTTCCACTCCAATCTTACGAGAGAATATACCACCAACTAAGCAACCTTTGCCATTACCATGATTGTCAGCAAAATGGAATCCAATGTGATAATTCCTATTTACTGTCTTATTCTCTTCTAACTTCCTTATCATCAGTTTAGCCTGGTCAAGCACATCCAAATCAAGGTAGTTAGTAATCAGCCCAGTCCACTTGGTCATTGTATAACCAAACATCTTACCGAAGTCGAAGTCTGGGTCGAATTTAGCATCAGCTATTTCTACCATCAAGTCGTATGTAAAAAGAGAATCGGTTAGGTTATAACCAACTCCCTCACAAAACCAGTCTGGTTTCTTGATTAAGAAGTTTTCCAGTATCTTTTCCCAAGCTTCGATTGGGTTATTCGCTTTTACCAAATTCATACTAATACTTCGATTTTTGACGGAACATGTTGATGCGGTTCTTCTTGAAATAAATATAGAATACATCGTCTGAACTCATACCTATCCATCCCAAATATCCACAGAAATAAATGAAGGCCTTCACTAATTCCGACTGATACTTTAACTCCTGTGTCATTACTTGTGACTGCTTCCAGGGTTTATTCTTCAGGAAGTTACGAGCAATGTTAAGATGATGGGTTATCTTCCATAACAGATATGGGTAGTTTACTGAGTACTCCACATTGTTGAAGTATTTACCTCCCTCGAGTAACTTAGTGTTATAATCTGGATGTGTTTCTGAATCCATGTTCTCATACCACTTAGTAAGGTCTGTGGCATTGTTGTGGAATATAACACTGATATCCCCCTCGTCCATTATCCACATTACCCCGATATTCATTGCTGTACGCAGAATATCATCGTAGTTCTTGTTTAGAGAATCTACTACTGATTGAGGACAACGATTGTCCTTTACCCACTTCTCCATATATGCCATAATATCTTCTGGTTGTATATTGGCATATATTAACAGTTCTATAAAGAAGTGGATAGCATCCGCATTCTCTTCGTTAGCATTCTGTAAGTTATTGAGTATCTCTGTATACTCTATGCAATCCCCTTGGGTTTGTACTAACTTGGCATGATTGGCTTCGAATAATGATCTTACATTTTCGAAGGATTCATAGCCTTCTGATAACTCCTCGATAACCCTTGCAGTGAAGTCCTTTAATAGGGTTTGAGAAGCCTTTGTATTGATGTCTACCGGATACTGTGGTAGCCCCTCTATACCTATATACCCAGATAAGAGGTTCTTTTGCATTTGATATATCTCTTCGATATACTTATAGTCGGGAATTATACCCGGTTCTTCTTTAATGTCTCTGCTATCCATGGTCTTACTTATTATCGTGTGCACCAAATCCCTTATCTCCTCTTGTTCCCCAGTTCTTTGCTTTCTCTTCATACTCCTTATTGGTAATCTCTTTCGGTGTTGAGAGTATGATGGGAACGTGTACGAATTGCATTATCTTTTTATCTTCCCATAAAGGTATGTACACGGGTTCATTTGAGGCATTCTGAATACCTATGTGCATTTCTCCTGTGTATGGGCTATCTACTATCTCGGCAGTAAAAGTCAACCCGTCTTTAGTAGCAACTCCTGATTTATTTGCTGCCATTAGCATAGATTCCTTGGGATTGATAAGAACTTTTATTCCGGATGGTATTAGTACTCTTCCACCAGGACTGATTTCTACACATATCCCATCGGTTTCTATACTCCTGAATTTCAGACTGCCATTGCTGAACATTCTACGATTGATACCAGTGAAATCCCTCTCGTGTTTTTCTCCCACCTTTAGTATATCATCCATGTATAACTTTGGGATGTAGAAATCCAGACCTGCATCCCCATCATTTGCTCGGTTTGGGGATTTAACATCTCTAATCTTTGTGAACTCTAATTGTACCATGTTATTTACTGTTGAATTTACGATAAATGTCTCTTGCTTCTTTTCGTGATAACTCGAACTTACTCTGAAGCTTATCGAGTATTTCCTTCTTACCTAATTTCTCCCTTACCAGTTTACGGTAATACTTTTTGCAACCTTCTATATCTACCAAAGGTTCCAAATCCTTGAACTGGGTTTCTGCTTCCAACTCTTTACGAGTCTTACCCATGAGAGCAGTGAACTTAATGCAACAGAGTTCAGAATCCCCACACATCTTACACTCCTTGGTTGAAAGGTCGTAGTGTTTACCGAAACAAGGGTCTGAACCCGAACCGAGTTTGGTGATATCTATAGGTTCAAGGATATCCCCAGTCTCTAACTCCCTTCTTACTTCCTTAAGTTTGTCTTTCTTTTTCTTCGCCATATATTTGAGAGTTTGATATCAAGTGATAGTTAATAGGTATTTCAGTGTCATTGATGTAGAATAGTATATGCACTAACTTTCAGGTACACCCTTTATGCACGTGCGCATTTAAGCTTTAGCTTAAGTTAATACTTACTAAGTAAGTTAAGTATAAGTTTATATAGCTTTAGCTATATAAACCTCTATTAGTATTTAGTATACTAAATACTAATAGAGTTATAAGTGTAGGTATATACGTGCGCATATATGCGTATTACCCTTCCACTCTGATTACCTTTAATTTTTCTTTCTGATAATACATTCGTCTATGGTTACCATGTCTCTTTAGATAATTACCCGGGAATTGAAGATCGTCAAGATAGGCTTTTTTCTTGTTCATGTGAGTTCGTGCAAGACGTCCCAATATCTGTATGGATTTTTCATTAGAATCCATTGATGCAGTATTCTGCAGATATTTTAATTCAGGGAAGTTTTGACCTCTAGAAATAATCGTGGTAGCTATTAGTATATCGATTTTACCTTCTCTAAAAGCTTGTAGAATTTCATCACGCCCTTTGGTATTATGATGTACATATTGTATGTTGTATTGATTCCCGAGATGTTTAGCATAATACCGATAAAGATTTTCACAATGACCTATAAACTTACATACTACCAAAGCTGGTAATCTCTTTCTACCAATGTTATACTTGGTACGGTCAAGGGATAGTTTCCAGGCTTTAACATTATCTGATATCACTTCCTTGTATTCTGTTGGGTAATCCACATCTTTAGAGTACTTAAAGGGAGCATATACCAACTTGCAAGTAATAGGAGTAGAATACCCTTTCTCTATCATATCACTTAATTTTATCTGGTTAACCTTATCACCAATAAATGACATGATATTCAGGTTATGTATTAACTTCTTCTTCTGATTACTCATGTAGATGGTACCACTCAAACCTACTCGTATTCTAGAGTTATACAGATGTTGTATTACTGTTTTATATGTTTTATTATCTATTACGTCGGCCTCATCTATAAGTACCATATCTATTTCAGATAGGAACTTTTGATACCGGTTTATATTTGAAGCAAGAGACTGTACCATGCACACATTAAAGTTACCCCAGTCATTGCACTTACTTCCCTGTATAAATGCAACCTTCTCACCAGGTAACAGTTCTGGAATCTCTTTCTTGAACTGCTTAAACAAGTCTGCACTGTTCAACAATAAAACAGTTTTTAGTTTCCTCTTGAAAGCCTGGTGTAATCCACAGAACACCAAAGTCTTTCCGAAATTAACTGCCAAATCCGATGCACAGATAAGAAAAGGAGTATCTCCAACTCGATTATTTAGAATCTTTTCTAGAGCTTCTTTTTGTACTTCCCGTAATTCTTTATCTCCAAGTATTGTTGGAATTACTGGTTTAACTCCTAACTGGGGTCTATTATCTATGATTTTAACCTCCTGTCCCGTTTTAAGGCATTCATTGTAAACCCTATTTAGAAGACCTATCTTGAATTGCCCATAATCAGAGATATATTTTACGTAACCATCCCAGTTCTTTGCCCTGCTATACATCATTATATGCCAAGCGTCCGGATGCTTAATCCGGAACATTTCATACAACTTATTTGTGAACTTAGCAGGGCCAGATAATTCACAAACATTGCAGTTCTTTATGGTTATAGTTATCATACCTTATTTCTTGAAAGCATCCCAATCTACATGTTCCGATTTAGGCCGAGATACTATATTAAATCTTGCCATGTAATTAATAACTCTTTGTCTAGCCTTATCATTCGATAAATCTTCTATCTTAGGTATACCATTACAGAATTCTAAAGCATAGAACTGAGCTTGAATAAAGGTTTCATAGTCAACTCCAACTTCATCGGCTAATTTTCTTGCTCTTACAAACCATACATACTCTTGAGGGTTTTTATCGTAAGTATTATTAATCCCTATTCTGTCAAGAATCTCTTTGGTATAATATTCATATACTTCTCGGGTATACTGGGGAGCTGAATCTTCTTTTACTTCTCTATCTGCTTCGTATACATCCATAATCCAATTAACTCTCTGATGTAACCAATTAGCACAGAAGTTATAGTTAACCCTCTTTGCTTGAGACATGAGCTTAATACCAGTTGTTACAAACTCTATATATCCTTGACGAGGTTCAAACCCAAACTTTTGACAAAACTCATTTACAACAGGTACCAACTCTTTTACTGAGGCCCATTGTAAATCGGTTTGCTTTATTTTAGTTACTCCTATGTGTTTGAGTTGAACTCTAGTAGAATAGATGATATCTGCTAATAAGTTTGCATCTCCTATACTTCCTGAAGCTCTACGAACAGCTTGAGTTTGTACCCTTTTATCCTCTCCTACCACTGAACGATGGTCTAAAGAATATTGTCTAGCTTTAGTGAAAAACTTATCAACAAATTCTTCTGATATCATACCTCCCATCTCATTCCAGAGTTTATAGAATAGAGTTTTGGAGATATGTATGGAAGGTTCTCTTTTTGCCATTATAATTTCAATTGTGATTTTATAGATAAAAGTTCTTGATAAGTCTGATATGTCGTCTCTCGTACATATTCTAAAGTCCTTCGCTTACCCAATGAATTGACATCCTCATTATCTGGTAAGAATACCACCTTTACTTTTTTGAAGGGTACCAACTTGAAGGCCAAATCTAATGCTTTATCTTTAGCATCAGGGTCAATCAATATTATAAACTTCTCTACTTGGCTCTTGATGAACTTGTTTACTTGCCATCTTGAAACTGCCTTACCTCCGGTTGCAATTCCATTCTCTCCCAAAGTTTCAGCATTGATTGCACCCTCACAAATATAAACAGTTCGGTATATTTCTAGAGCATCCGCATTATATATAATAAAACTCTTTCCCAAACCTGTTACATCTACTTCTGGATTGTTATATTTGGGACCAGCGCCCATATATAATCGAGCATTGAAATAAGTTAATTGCCCATGCTCTGTAAATGGGATAATGATATATCCAAGATACTTACCTGTGTTACAATATCCCCATCCTTTACGAGCTAACTCTTCTATCTTAAATCCCCGTTTCTTAAGGTAATTCCTGGCAGACCTTGCCAATAGAGAAGTGCCCATAGATATGTTCTTGAATCCCTCTGGGAGGAAGAACTCTTTCTTACCTTTTAACTCAACCTTCTCTTCTTTGAATACATATCCAGAATAATCTCCTGATTCGAGTATAGATAGTACTTCTTGAAAACTATCTGTACTCTCCAAATACATTACCAAACTTATAGGAGAAGGATGTTCACCACACTTAAAACAATTACATCGATTGTTTGAAAGGTTGATACCAAACTTCTTTTCTCCTCCACAGTAGGGACAGTCTGACTTCATCCACCCCTTACGATAATCGAAGGCCTTCAACTTATATCTAAAATATTCATGTAAACGACCTTTAGTATGGTTATTTAGTCTCATATACTATCCTCCTAATAACTGAATGTGCTCTACCATATTTACGGCTTAACTTTTGTAGAGTGGTATTTCCTTTCAAGTATTCGGCTTTTATTTTACGTCTAATCTCTATACTCAAAGGAGTTTTACCTCTGGGTTTGAATCTACCATCTCTTATACATTGTTGAGTATTTTCTTTATGAGTACACCAATATAGATTTTCTACTCTATTGTTAGTTCTATTATTATCCTTATGACCTACACATGGTAAGTTATCGGGATTAGGTATCCAAGTTGTAGCTATAACCCTATTCAATCTATGTGTCTTTTTTCTTAGATGTACCTGTAAATATCCGAATATCTTATGAGGGTTAGTAGATAGCCATCTATGTAATTTAGTGGAATATACTCTACCGTCGAATGAAGCCAAATATTCTGGATAGTTTGGTATAGGCTTTACTTTAACACCTTTTATATTGCTGTTAAGTCTCATATCATAAACGAAAATACCCGACCATGAATAACATAGCCGGGTAATTATTACTTATTAACTGGTAACTTCTGACATAATTCAGGAACTAGATGATGGATTATATATCCTCTACGAATCTTCGTTAATTCTGCTCTAGCTTCTTCTAACCTTAGGAAAGAATTCTTATAAGGTACCTCATACCTATCCATGTCTTTATACCCCATAGTCCTATGGTTGGGAGTAACCTTATTCCAATTTATAGAAGCCTTTTCTGAAGAGATGGGTACCCACTCACGTAAGAATACTCCTAAACTATACCTCTCTTCAATTGGACATACAACTTGATATCTGTTACCGGGTTGCCTTCTTAAACATATCTCTTTGGAAGCTCTCCTACGAAATATCTTCAATAATCTTACATTCATAACTACATGTGTTCAGTAGCTTGGAATACGCCAATATGGATATTATAATGACAGTGAGGGCAAGTGATGCACTCTTCTCCATTATGCTCTGGACCATAACTTAAATCCAAGAATACCTCCTTCTCATTGAAAGCTACCTTAGAATTGCAATTTTTACAAACTGTAGTCCTCTCCTGAATTTTAAGAGGCTCTGTAGTAATAACTCGTGCCATACAATTTTAATTATTTAAGGTTTAACTTTTATATATCTCCTGATGTTTTACTTCTCTTTTCTGGGTCTGCATTGGGATTACTTACTCTCTTCTTTTTCTTAAGTAAGTCATCTACCTGTTTACCCATTGACTCATCGTACTTTGCTCTGGCTTCTTTAGAGAACTCTTTCATACGTTGTCTTTCTGGGTCCATATTAAACATTACCCGACCATTTGGAACTCCATCACGTTGAACTACAACTTCCATTCTCATGATATTATGTTCCTCCTCATCTTGAGTAGAATTTAATCCCATGACGCATTTTGCATTCCTTATGATAGATATAGCAGAAGCAATATCATTATCCTCATATCGAGTTTCTTGATGCTTAGCTCCTTCTCTGGTAACATGTTGGGCAGTCCATACAGCATCAAGTCCCAACTCATCACCCATATTATCAATATCTATATATACATTGTTAATACGTTCTACATCGTCCCTATCTCGAGCAATAGAAGCTAATTTTGCAGCGTAGTCAATCATTATGACATGGACTTTGATACCTTTCTCGGTTTCCAGTTTCCTGACCAAGTTCATAATGGTATTGCAATCTGCAAGGGTTGCAGGTACACGCTCCACAATAAACTCAACCCCAAGTCGTTTATATTTACGCATGTGCCTTTGCTCCATCTTATCATAATCACCAGTTAACATCTCCCTCTTAGTTTTATTTAAGGTGGACTGAATCATACGGTCCATTAACTGGTTTTTACCATTTTCGGTATCTATGTAGAGGACATTCTTTTTCATTGCCAGATATCCCCGAGCAACATTGATAAGTGCAAAAGTCTTTCTTCGTTTGGGACGGTCAATCAAAACGAAAAGAGAGTTCTTGGGATATCCATCTCCATTACCCAACCTATTTAACTGCCAAAATGGAGTGGGAACTACATCTGGGTCAACCTTTCTCATAAGTTGTCGCATTGCAGTTCCACTAACCATAAGCAAAGGTTCATCCTTCTTTTGAGGTTTTGAACTTTGTAGAATCTTGGTTAGTTTAGCTTGATATGTTTCGTAGGAATTGTAATCAGAGAAGTCCATACCTTCGTTCAAAGCTTTCAATTCAATGTAGGCAATAAACTTATGTATGTTCTCCAGAACAATATCTACATCCTTTAGAGGCTTATTATAAAGTTCAGATATTAAACTATGGATATTAGGGATATCATCCTTGGTAACCAAGTCTACATAATCCTTTCCTTCTAACAAGGTTTTAACCTGTTCAACCATTAAAACCTCACTCGGTATCCGTTGGTACTTCTTTACGAATTTTACCAAGGCTTCTACTACTATGGAATGTTCAATTAAAGTAAAGTACCCAGGTTTTATCTTTGGAACATATAGAAGAGCTTCCTTCCCTTGTACCAAGAACCTAAGTACTTCCAATTGAAACTCGATAGAGAACGTAAACTTGTCACAAGAATTTAACCTCTTCTTTACCCTATTTTGTTTCATATATTATATAATATTCATGAGTGTATAATCAATAGTATCTGCTAGATAATATAGTTCTCTAAGCTCATCTTTGAACATACTTGAACACAGATGGTGAAATAATTTTGATAAAATTCATACAAGTTATTACTTTATTATTTATATTTGCATTGTTAAATCTTTACTACTATGAAAGGTAACAACGGAAGTGAACTACATCGTTTGACAGAATTAAAACCCTATGATGAGGATTTGTTTAATAGGTTATATAAAACCTGCAAACCCTTAATACGTAGGCTGACTAGGGGGGTTGATTCTAGAAGATTCAATCTCACTCCAGATATTATTAACTCTTTCTTCTGGGATAAGTTCTTGTATGTATTTAATAAATACCAAGACGAATATGATGAGGAAAGGTTAAAAGCAACTCTCCTATCTTCCCTGCAAACTTATAAAAGTAAGTTATTGAGGAATGCTTACACCAAGCAAGCTGAGTTCAATCAAGAATTAACTTCATTCGAAGTTTTATTTGACAATAATAAAGAGCTACTTGATGATTCTGATGAGACTCGGATTAAAGAGGAACAATCCCAAAGATTTCATCAGTACATGAAGGAGCATCTCACTCCTGATGAATACTTAGTAATGCAGATACAGCTTGAGCCTCCTAAATGGTTTGAGTCTCGTATCAAAGATTCTCACGGTAAGTTATCTATCCTTCACTTGATAGATTATTTTGAGTTACCCAGAGATAAGTTTGCAGTTAACATGTTCTCCAGAATGAGAAAGACCATACAGAAAACTTTAGAACAAGCTGCCTTAGACCTTAAACAATGAAAAAGGCCAGAGTAAGGTTATTGCTAACCTCACCCCGGCCCCACTTAACCAACTCAACTATGGTTCAGTTTAATACTCTGTGTTTCCTGCCCAAGCTTGGGCAAATTTCTCAGCCAATTTACTTCTTATAGGTAATGTGATTACATGACCTAATTCAATGAATGTACTCGGTCCATTAGATTTGTTCATACCCCTAAGTTCTACTATAACTGTAGCTGTGGTATTACCCAAGGATAGTCTAGCTGAGTACTTTTGGAATTCACAATCCATACCCGAAGATAGGGTATGGTCTACATCACTAGCCTTAAATGTAGATGGCATGGCCATGTACAAATTGGTTTCACTCTCTGAATTACTTTTCAGCCTTAAAATGTCGCTTAATACGCTAGACATCTTTGGATTCTTAGCAAAGAGAGTAGACAGGTTGTAGCTAAGAGCTGTAACCCCGTATGAAGAGGTGTTTAGTAAGCATATCACCAATCTTATAGTTATGGAGTTATCGTTCATTATAGCTTTTACATAAGCATAATGTTGGTCTGAACCACCTCCGGGAGTGAAATGTAATATACCACTATCGGCCTCTTCATTGATCATTCGATTGTTGAACAAATCTCCCAGAGCCATACCCAGTCTCCAGCTAAACATAGCATCGGGATTATCCGAAGAAAAGCCAGAGTTAACTACTTCAGTGTTGTTTATGGCTATGGGTTGGGGCATAATAACACCAACTAACTTGTAGTTGGGTTTATTGTACGGGGGAATTAAGTCCTTATATATCCAAGTACCCTGATCATTAGTACCGAACCTTATACCGTTTATATCCCACTTAGACTCTGGTACTGTTATCCCTTGGTCTACATTGATATCAGGTGATACCCAGATACCCAAAGCATGATTACCCTCATACCACTGGTAATTTATTTTCTTGATAACCGGAGTGGTATTTACGAAGCTTGAACCCCTTACATTTAACTTCGTAAACTTGAACACATCGTCCTCGTCACCCGAGTCCTCACGGGTTACTTCTACATAAACCCCCGAACCTAAAGACTTTCTTAAGTTGTCTACCAAGACATTAAGCTTAGTTACGTCACCAGGTACACTTCCTTCCAAGCTTGCAACTCGTGCCTTCAAGTCGGGCACATCCAGGGGATTAGTGAAGTACGGGTTCACCGGGAACTTACCCATGTAGGGATTGAGACACAGTGTATAGTTTATCTGTGCACATATAGACTTCAGTCGGGCCGATTCAGAGTCAGAGTCCCAAGAGGGATTCCAACCCACAATGTAAAGACCTATGAGTACATCGGTATCGTGATTGAAATTGATACCCATGTCTCCTATAAGGTTTTCAAACATATCTCCGTAGTTCCAGGCCAGGATATCCGATAAATCGGCATCTATCTGAACCCACTGTACGTTGAAGTCAGTTACACTGGGGGGATTCTCATCTGCACTTGCCCGGTAACTGTGAGTTGCTTTTAACACAAACATCACAGCTTTCTCGGGATTACTTAAGTTAGGCCATCCTCCCGTAGGAGCTACCCCGTTGAATGTAAGGGTGTCCGGGGCTACCATTACTAAACCATCAGGAGTTGTATAGGCATTATATACGTGTCCCGCTTTGTTTTCCTTAGTACCTATGTATACTCTTCGGGCTCGGTTACGAAGGTTTTTAAGGAAGGTATCACTTCCGCCGGTAGCATTCCATACTGATTGAATCGTAAGGTTTGCTTTGGTGGTATCTACCCAATCGAATCCGCAAATAGGACCACTACCCGCAAGGATAGATATCGGTTCCATCACCTCTTTGGATTCTATCAGGTCACCATATACTTGATATAACCGAGGCTGTACTATGCCATTTACAACTTCGGTAACATTATTCTGTGCCATATTATACTTTGAGTTTGTCGAGGTTTTCCTCGATATACCAGATTGCTTTCATCAGTGAGTAGACCAACTTTTTGTTGACCTCGTCATCTTCCAGGAGTGCTACGTCCTCTTTGTTATCCTGGAATAACCATTCCAATAGGACTGCCCAGTATGAATTACCCATGAGGACGGTGAAGTTCTCTTCCTTATCTACATCACCATCGGACATATCCATACGGTGTTTGTAACCTTCCTCGAGAGGAAAGTCTTTCCGAAGTTGGTCAAAGATTACCGTTGCGAATAAATCCGAACGGGTCTGTCCCTTGGAAGTAAAGATTTCAAACCCCCTTGCATTTGCCCAGTCTTTTCCGTTGCCCGCAGCGTTGTTATGCAGAGATACTAGCAACTTTATACCATTACGGGGAGATTCTATTGCATTTGCAATTTCTTTTCTTCTAGAAAGTCCGATTTCTTTATCAGAAGGATTAGTGAGAGCCACTGTAAATCCTTCTCGTTCGAGTTCTGCTTTCCACATGGCCCCTACCTTTCGACTCCAGAGATACTCTCTGAACTTCCCATCCGGGGAACGTTTGCCCGGAACCTCTTCTCCGTGGGCATAGTCGATGATTACCAATACTCGTCTTGCCATAACTTAAACCTTTTTGAGATAAATCTGTTTGATACCGTTGATGAAGATAGTTACCGATTGGTCCATTGCCGAGATAGTAAAGTCTTCGGCCGGGATATATATCTGCTCCAACATAAAGTCCTTGATAGCTTCGTTGTCTTTACCATCTACCAATTCAGAGAGTGGCCGACTGTTACAGAAATAGTTGGATAGGAAGCTGCATAACTCAGAATATTCATTGTTGGCTAGCCTTTCTACTTTCCTTTGTGTTGCTTCTTTGTCAGCAATGTGGTTTTCCAACCTAATCCTCAGAATGTAATACTTCAGTATCATTGAGATACTATTCATGGACCTACGTATCAGAATTTGAGCTTCAGTTATACCAATGGTATGATCTGCGGCTCCGTCGAAGAAGTCACTGACACTTTTGGAAGAACTCGATATCTTACTTACCTTCTTATTGAGATTGAAGATAGTGTAGATAAACATCACGAGCATTACCATGATGAAAATCATGAAGACACCGAATATTACTTTTAGAGCCCCGTAGTTTGAGGCTGCTTCGGCTAATTCAATCGAGGACTTGGTCAAAGATTGAACTGCCTGGTTAAGTTTTTGATCTTCCTGAGCAAAAGAAGATAATAAAGCTATTAGAGGCGCATTAAACATATACAATGTAAATTAAGGCAGTGGTTTGTTCAAATACAACAGAACTGTCTCCTGGTTCAAAATATTTTACATTTACGGGTAGGTACTTGTTGACTATATTCACCAATGTTTGTTTTACTTTGTCACTGAAGTCTGAAGGATGCTCGGCTACTATTTGTTGCCCTGCTTGCTCAATCTCTTCAGGGGTTGCATCCGGATTCAGAGTCTTCCATTCTTCGAGAAGATTGTCCTGTATCTCTTTGTCCTTTGCCATTATATAATCCCACTGACCCTTAGGTATACCGATGGTAAGAATCATTGGGACACATTCCCAACAATCTGTTTCGGTATCATAAGTAGCTGAAGGAGTATCGAAGTGAGAGATAGTATCATAGTTTACAGAACCATCACCTATAGCTTGAGCTATTGAGGCTTTGGTACTTTCATCTACTTCAGTTAGAGTAAATGTCACTCCGTAAAAACGGCCTAATATTTCATAAAACCGTCGAGTACCTCTTATCTTGTACAAAGATATGGCGTATCTTAGAACTAACCGGTAATCAGCAGTGGGAAAACCCCTGTCCTCTTTTACCCAATTCTCTAGATTCTCCTCTGTATAAGGTTCTCCCTTAGTTAATACGCCATAAGCATAAGGAATGAACCCAAAGTATTCCCATAGATAGTTCAGGAATATAGGATTAGCTTTATCCACATCCAAACATTCCATGAAATTATCTATATCGGGCATTACCTCAGTATCGAAATAGCCAGAACATACATCTATGAACCTTTCGAATATACCCTTGCCTTCTGAATCTTGATAAGTATCGTTGGCTTTGTAGTAATGGTCAAAAAGGTTACTGAAGATGTAATCCCTGAAGAATGTCTTCGCTGGATTAAACCACTTCATTGATTATGAGTGTTATGTTATCCGAACTGATAGTAGGGATATTATAGTTATGTGGAATCAGGTCTACCAATCTACCATTGCTTCCCATAGGTTGGGTAGTTAATTGATATACAGTTCCGTTTTCGTAGTTTGCGTTTTCAACCGGTAAGTTGATAGTAAGGCTAAACTTTGACTTAGTCAGAGTTACCTCGAGAGGTTTACCATACTGACCCAAGTATAGAGCATTACCAGATAAGTCCTTGTTAGCATACACCTTATATAAGGCATTACCGTTTTCTATTACGGTCTGTATGTAACAGTTCTCGAAATCAGATTCCGGAGTAGAAGTTGTAAATGATATCATCTTAAAATAGGTGATATTCAGTGCTGGCACTGATACTATCTCTTCCGTATTCTGAGAATTAATGTTTATGGCTATCGGGTAGGGCAATAAGTATAATTCAGTTATGGTAAGGAAGTCAACCATGGGTTGATTATCCATGAGAGCGTACAAATCTGACTGTCTTACCGGCTTATTGATATCAGAGTTCTGATAGTTATAAGCGTCCAACAAAGCCTTCTTTACCTGGTTGCTTATGTCTACGGATTTGAAAGACTTTCTACCGGTTATTTCGGCCGATAAATAAATCTTAGCGGCATGTGTAGAGTATACACTTACTCGAGTGGTTAATACCTTGGATGATTCCATCCTCTGCCTTACATTATTGATAAGCTCTGTGCTTGCTTCAGAACCACCGTCGGGGGTGATATATACTTCTACATACTTTCCGCAAATGTAATTGCAGTAAGCCTTATCTACCCCATCTATCAACATAGATATGGCTTCATAATCCTCCTTAGTGATAGCTACCCCAAGAGTTTTGATACTCAACGGGATATGTTCTTTAAGTGTATCAAAATCCTCATAGTCAGAACCTCCAGTAGCAGCTATGGTATTTGTAAGAGTAAGGCCAGAAGTTACATCAGTCATCACTCCTGGAACTTTATCAAACTGATTTGCAGGTATATTACCATTTGCACCATAGGTCAGGTAGTACTGGCCCTTAATAAGTGAACCTATAGTTGGTTTTCTACCGAACTGACCATCACCGAATACCAAGTATGGAGTGAGAGTAGTATCAAGCTCTACCTTGTACACCTTATCACCTGGATCTGAATAAGCAAAAGTATCCACCAGAGTCCAGGCCTCTCCACCAATGGTGAGTACCATAGAACCCTCTACATATTTCTTATCCGTAGGCAAGTCTCCCAAGGTTATGATGATATCATGAGAAGTATAAGTACCCAATTCTACTTCTTCCACAGCCTCTTTCTGAGCTACTGGTACTTTATAAGTATATGTACCTCTTTCGATAGTTACATTGCGAGTAGTTATCCACTGTTTACCATCCTTTGAATTGAATATCGTGTTCTGGGGTACTTGTATATCTACCGGGAAAGGACTACCATCTTGCATATATACGGTTAAGTCTACTGAAGATGGGATAGCTGATTTTATGTGGTAATCTACCAGCTTAGCATGTTTGTACAATGATGAATACCTTCGGCAAGTTGGAAGGAAAGCTTCTCTTGCCATGCCATCAATGTAGTAGTGTATCACCTCAGCAATACCTGCAAAGATTGAGAGTGTAAGTATGAATATATTACCTTCACTCATATCCGTTATCTCTGGAACCCTTTCATTCAGGGATTGAATTAGTTTGGCTTTTATGTCATTATATGACCTCTGAAAGGGAGTGAGCCAGGGGTTGCTAGTAGACATTTGTTGTGGAATTATTTAAGTTATACTGAAAGTTTAACTCTTCTACCCTCCGAGAGTTCTGCACCTTGAAGTATATAAGGAGTCTTATAGATTCCTTAGTGGGTTTCAGAGCAAATACCTTTAATGCCGTTATCCTTGGTTCCCAAGCTGCGATGCCATCCTTCACGAAATTTTTAATCATGAGGTTGAGAGCACTTGTGTTAGGTTCTTCCAAACATTCCCAGGTTCGAGAACCAAAGTCTTCTTGTCTGAATCTTTGGCCTATTTGATAGGTTAAGATAGCTGTGAGGTTCTGCTTTATTAAAGCAACATCTCCTCGGAGTATATACCATCCTATCTTTGGTACTACTCTGCCATCTGGCAGCTGTACTGATTCTAGTTTCCCATCGCTCCCGACTGCTTGTTCAAGCTTTATAGGGAAATAGGCACCACTACCAATACTGTTGAGTTGATTATAGTTTGCCATCAGTTAGGTTGTTTAATTGTTTCACTTTCAATATCCTCCACCTTAGTCTCTTCCAGTTTAGAACTAGCCCAAGATGCAGCAGCAGTTTTCAAAGCAGCACCTCCGTCTTGAGGTTTAGGGGCCCAATTAGTGAATGTCTGCTTTATTTTATTTAGGTCTTGCTCGATTTTGTTTAACCTTTCCACTACTGAATTTGATTCAGGAATACCAACTTCTCCCCCCTGCATTATAATGTTATTCGCATCGACGTTTATGTTACCGTCTAGAGACTTAACAATTATATCTTGTTGGATTATTGCAGTTAATATTCCCGATTCACTTTCATCCAGTATAATCTTATTACCCTTGGGAGTAATAAATCCCAATACATGAGGCTTATCCAATTCCGGAGGCATTTCTCCGATTGCCCACCCATGATAAGACCATAGGGGATGTCTTGGGTCTCCGTTTTCAAATTCCACATATACTATAGAACCTTCACGAGGAGACAACCATTTGAATCCCGAACCAGGACCTCCCTGCTGATGTTTGGGATAGGCCCATACTTCTACACCTCTTAAGATACTTGGAAGGTGTACACATACCTTGTTTTGAGAGTCAGGGTCATCGGAGGTTATTACTATACCTCGATAGATAGAATAGAACCTTCCAATAGCCTCTATACCTCTCTGTTGAATCAGTTCATATAAGGTCATTGTTCTCTTGGGCTTATGTTCCTACCAACTTGAAAATCCATCCTTGAATCTACTTCTACCCTGTAATCAGTGGGGTTATCAGGATTCTGATGTACTAATATTTGACGACCTGCTCTTTGGGGATTTTCTTTGTCTCCTTTCTTCCAAGTTGAATCTCGGTATCTCTTTACTTCTTCTTTAATCCTACTGGGTATCTTCCAAGCACCCGTAGTATAAGATTCTTCAGCTACATCATGAGCCTTTTGGAATACTTCCTGCATGTTTACCGAAGTAGATATCTTATTTAATATGGAGTTACGTGACTTCTTCTCGAAAGTAACCTCAGTAAAATATCCACCGGTGTCAAAGTTATGTTCAACTTCTTTTGCATACCAGTCATCGGAATATCTTTGACCGACATTCTTTATCTCGATAATCTGAGAAGATTTCATGTTGGGATTGCCTACAAACTTAGCTTTAGCCTTAATCTGACTATTCACTGATTCAATGATGTCATTAGACATAAAGCTACCCATGGTCATGAATAGAGGGTCAGCTACCACTCGTACACCAGGTACTTGTATTTCTACCTCCATTTCTATTAATACCTTCTGTCCAACCTGATATCCACCAGCTGGTTGTATTATAGTTTTATCGGATGTTTTTTGTAAAGCTCTGTACCCAGATTTCCAGTTCCTATCATCTATAACTTTATTATTCTGACCTTTAGCATAATCTTTAGTACCTCTAGTAGAATAATCTATAGGGTCAACTAATATCAGTACTTTCCTTTTAATAATGAAGTTAGATACTTCATCGGGAGGCTGAGGAAGCTTAGGCTTTTCCTCTTCTTTTACCTCTTCACCCGAGCTTACTTTTTGAGCATAGCTTTTTATAGCATTCTCAAACTCTTTCAACTCATCCAGATACTTTTTCCATTCAGCTTCTATCTGAGAATTATAAGTTTTAACTTCTGCCTCAGTTAAAGAAGGATTTGAAGCTATCTTTTGTTGAGCATCAGTTATAGAACTGTATACAGGAGGTTTTTTAGAAGGGTTGTTTACTTGACGACAAATGGATTTGCTTGGTACTATAGCTCTTTCAAACTTTGCCATTCGAGTAACATCTCTTGGCTCCATAAGTATCTCAGGCTTATTCCTTCTTACGTAGGCGTCTGGCTTACATGGGTCATCATTGGTAGGTATACATTGAACTACCTCTGTTTCCACAGTTTTAGTATCAGGGTCTATACTTGAAGCTTTACCAGCTTCTATACTTTGTACGTATTTAGTTTGAACCCTGAACTCTAACAGTTCTCCAGTTCCACCAGCATAGGTATATGCAAATACCGTTTTACCTGACTGCTTTCCATTGTGTATCTCTATCTTGTTATCACGAGTGTCTACAAAGTTAGGACCTCCTGGCATAGCCTTAACTATACCCACTAACTGAGAGTATTTGTTTAAGAATGTAGCCGAACCTGCAATTACAGTACCTTCTGCAAATGTGGCCGGTATCATCTTTAACTTATATCTATCAGGGTCCTGAGCAGGTTTAGAAAGGTTCTCTGGAGTCAACTCAAGTATTTTTACTCCTACTAACCCATCATCTATCTCCTCAGGGTTTTGTATTTTTGTATAACAAGGTAAGCAAGGCTTACTTTTCTCTTTGCTCTGTTTTGCCATCACATGGTTGATTATCGGTTATTACCAGAGCTGTACCAGCTTTCTGAGAGTAATCCGTTACAATTAAAGGCATCTTACCCAAGGCTAATTCCTTGAATACCTCCAAGTACTCGGTTTTATTACCCACAAATTTTGAAGGTTCGGCTTCCAAGAACATCTTTGCATCAGCAAATTCTATGGTAAACTTTACTCCCTCTGGTGTAAACTCTATCTGATGACTCTTTATGTTGACCAATCTTACAGGACCGGATTTGAAAGAGCTGTCACTGAATATCCATCCCCACTGTATCTTCAAAGGCATCTTGAATTGTAAAGAGGGATGGTCCACTATTCCTACAAAGTCAGTTACTATAGTAAACTTACCTTTGTCTCCTTTACCTTCTGTGTACTTGTAGTTGAAGTTCTCGACTTCCATACCGATGGGAATGCCATTGAACTCGTCCATAATAGGAGAGCCAGCTCCATCGAATATGGCAAGGTATGGAGTACCATTACCGTTTACGAGAATGGGTTTACTATCCTCCATAATTCGGTATGATTAACTCCATATCCTCATGGACATCCTCGAAAGGATTGAGAATATCATTGGCATCCGCAATTACTCCCCACATTCCAGAATCTCCATAGTATTTGAAGGCGATGTTTTGGATTGTTTCTCCTTCAAGTACCGAATGAATTATATGGTCTGAAGATATTGCAGATATATTCCTTTCCAAAGATACATCCCCGTCTGGGAACTTTATTACATAACTGTCCTCATAAGGACTTGTTCCTGGGATAGTAACCATAGTTATTTAATTTTGTGTACCTACTCTCCCCGTATCGGAGTTTTCTAGAGAATTTACTTCCCCACCATCATAGATTACTCCAGGCGTATACTGCAACTTACTAGTGGGGATTATTTCTTCCCAAGTTCGGTTGTTTTTGGTTACCCTTTTGAAGGTGAGGGTTTGAGTTGCACAGTTAGGAAATAGCTTAAGGTCGAAAGGTTGACTTACGGTATTTACTACCCTTTGACCAGTATCGGGGTCATGGTCATATCTTTTCCTCATACGAGCTGCATTCTGGAAATGAGTTAATTCGTATGGAGCTGAAGCCAGTATGAAAAGGTCGTCTTCGAATAACCCAGAATTACCCCACTGTATTCTTAAAGTAGGAGGTGATGCAGAATAACCATCAGCTCTTGCCCAAGATTCGAGCAATCGACATTTATTCACCACATCATCTCTATGTTCTGCATCTACTGAATACCAGGATATATCGAAGGCTATAGTATCTTCCCCTCCCGTATAGAAATAGAAAGGATTGTTACGTCCCATGGATTTAACTGCAGCCCATGTAGCAGCTGGTTCTACCCGTAACCTGTCTGGCCTGTTTTGAATCACTAAGCTTACAGCTGGTGATACATTCAGGTTAGCAATAACTATGTCGTTCTTTATCAGTTCGGAAGTCAACTTGTTTGCTACGGTATAATCTATGGACTTAGCCTTCAAAATCTGTTCAGGAGAAACCCCAGCTGTTTCAGCAGCTATACGATTCTGAGTCCAAGGGTCCTGAGCCTGAGCTAAAGAGAACGAACCCTTTCGGGCTACATGCAGATTCTTTGCGTCATGGGCTTTACCCGTCTTATTGGGTTCTGCCTTAGCCATTGGAGAAGTAGCCCTGTTTATGAGTATCAGGGCTCTCCATACTTTATTGAGGGGAGATTGGAATATCCTCCCTTGCTCAAGGTCAGCTACTTCTTGAGCTACTTTTCCTAAAGGTTTTCCTATGAGCGATGCCATGATTTATTAGTTTACTCCAGCAGCTACATTTATCTCTGAATCTCTTTCACCAAGGTACTCTTCCAGGAACTTCTTACCATCCATATTGATAGTTAAGTGAGTACCTATATTTTCCCGATTGTTGAGCTTATCAGTATAAACTCCGAGCATCTGTACTAACCATCGTATTTCCTGAATGGTTAATGCTTGAAGATTATCCTTTTGTTTATAACCTTCTCTACTAGCTTTGATAGCAGATGCTAAGTCATTGGTAGCTCTAGTATTCTCGTCTTGTGATGATTGATTATTCTTGAGGGCACTGTATATCATGGGTCCAAATATGGATATACCAGTAATGGCTAATCCAAGTGGACCTCCAAACAAACCGAGTAATCGAGAGCCGAATCCCAGTATGCCTCTACCCACAGAAGCCAAAGCTCCTCGAGATGCCGCACCTGCTGCTGCCCCTGCAGCAGTACCCATTAAACCACGAGTCATCTGACCCGCATTGGTAGTAGTGACCATTGCAGCAGGTACTGGAGTCCATCCAGAAGCTCCCCTACCAGTTTGAGCATAGTATCTACCATTGGCTCCCATTTTTGCTGGAATATTACCATTATAGAAATAACCTGGTAATCCAGCCATACCCGCAACGGTAGCCGCACTTGCTCCGATACCAGCCTTCCTTTGAGCTATGATGGCTCTTTCCATGTTTAAGTAACCCTGAGCAGACATAGTGGCTTGAGACCAGCCGCCCATCATTAACCTTATCATGGTTTTGAAGGATACTTGAGAGTCACCATTCAGTAATAACCAACGTGCTCTCAGTCCCATCCAAATAGAACCTATCTTTAAACCAACTGCAGCTATAGCAGCAAATCCCGCTATCCATGGACCAAATGGAGTTGCCATTAGGTCACGAAGCTGAGATATGGCCCAACCGAGCATATCCAGAAATACCATTATAATAGGATTCTTACCCAGGGCTTCACTGAAAGTAGTCATAAGGTTCTCGGCAGCAGATTGGATAATATCAATTTTACCTGCAAGGGTTTCCATTCGTTTCCCTACTACCTCTTCAGCAAATCCCGCAGAATTGTTTTGTATCTTATTTAACAGGTCAAAGTAACCTTCAGTATCACGCAGGATTGCAACTGCAGCACGCATACCACGTACACCGAAGATACTCTTGAATACGGCATTCTGGTCTACAGTTGATAAACCTTGAGTAGCTTCACCAATCTTCTCCAGAATTACTGCAAAATCCTGAAGGTCTCCGTTAGCATCTACAAAATCCTGTTTTCCCAGTCCTAACTTGGCTAAAGCCTTAGCTCCCTTGAATTTAGGGTTGGTTAATGACTGAGTCAAGTAGTCTGCCATGTTTCTTATAGAAGTACCTGCCATAGAACCCTGAATACCTGCATTACCCAGAGTACCTATCATGGCAGCTACTTGTGGTAACTGCTGTCTCAGAGTTACCATGGATGCAGCTGAGTATTTTATAGATTCAGCTAAGTCTGCCATGGATACATTTGATGACATAGCCGCCTTAGTAAGCTGGTCTCCAACTACATTAGCTGCATTTTGACCCTCTAATTTGAAGGTCCTCATGATATTGGTCAGTAAGTCAGCTGTGCCTCCTTTACCTCCCAACTCCATGCCCGTGGCATTAGCCATCATGGCTGCACCAGATATCATTTGCTGAATCTGGTTTGCATCATTACCTGCCATTGCCAAGTATTTCATACCTGAAGCTATATCCCTTGACATGAACATGGTCCTTAAACCTAATGTTTGGGCAGTTTCGGATAACCCAGACATTTGATTTTCGGTAGCTCCAGATATAGCTCCCACTGAAGTCATCATGTCTATGAAATCAGCTCCGGTTTCGATAGTAGTGGTTAATGTTGATACTATCGAACTGGCCACACCACTGGCTATATTAGCGTACGACTGAACTGCGGTTAAGTTAGCCTGTACAGCATTTTTAGCATCCCTATGTAAACCTCTGATAACTGAGCTAGCTTCCCTTGCTTGGTTTGAAAACCTATCTTGAAGGACAAGAGCCACACCTATCTCGAGTTGTCCTGCAGAAGGACTACCACTTGTAAAAGCCATATAGTTTCAGATTTATCGAACAAAAGAGAGCTGCCCTACTTTCCTTTGGGCAGCTCTTTTTTAAGTGCATCGTAATATGCTTCGGCAGCTTCTATAAATTTCTTTCTTCGCCGCCAGGGGAGCTTTGCTAGAGTGTTAAAGTCAATATTAATCTTAGCTTTAACAATGTATAAATATACATCCTCTAGTTCTCCCGTGGGTAGAAAAAATTATCTACCGCCATCACTGGTACCATGATCTTCTGTCCCGTTTCTGGGTCTTCTATTTGAGTGGTACCTTGAAATATGGGGTCAAACCCTTTGATAGCAGACCTTATGTCCATCATATCTTTCGGGCTGAACATCCGGAAGTTCTTTACTGGCTCGTAGTTATCACCAACCTTCAGCTTAAGGTTACGGGCAACCAACTCCTGATTCTTCGTACGTTCATTTGCGGGGAGATTTAATACATAAGCCTCTCCAGCTGCATTAAGAAGATCGAAGCACATCTCCTTTCCACTTTTAGTAGTGAAGTGTATTTCAGAGCTTTGTTTAGATACCGGGTAGAATGGAATGGCATTTGGTTTTGCTTCCATCTCTTCCATAGTAGGAACTACTCCATAATCGAAAAGGAACTCTTCCCGAAGGTTTATTTCATAATCTACCTCACGAGTCTGACCATCGGCAGAACCGTCCCAAGTATACCTGAAATCGAGAATCTCTCCTAAAGAGAATACCCGAGAGTTTATCATGATAGCATACCTATCTAGTGAAGGCATTTTCTGCACATCCTCAGGAGTTAATAATCGATTGGCGGTCATATCGGTATCAGTTACAATGCCTGCAATGAACTTAGAGATATTCATGAAGGTTTTGGCATCTACCGGGTTGGAAAGGATATCATCATCCTCTCCATTCTGTTCCCTGATAGTTACTTCGTAACCGCTTGGGAGTTTGAAGGTAAGTTTTTTACCATAAAGTGTTTGTTCTTCCATGTTGTTGAGTTGTTAAGTATATTCCCCAGATTATAGTCTGAGATAACGAAAAAGGGAGAGTTCATTACTGAGCTCTCCCTTGGTGATTCACTATTACAGCTTCTCGCAAGTATCTACTGAGAACTCTAAATCCTCCAGAGTGTTGTCCGAACTCATTCGGTCTAAGTCCTGTCCGTTTACCTTGCAAGGCCATACTCCAGTACAAGTCCAGGAGTTGAGGATAGATACTCCATCCTCGGCCAGCTCATTGATGAGTACGGTTTCCTTGTACTGACTCGGTGTTAAACCTCCCCCGAGCAGCATATCCTGTACTGACATCAGCCAGTCCCATAACCAAGTATCTGAACCAGAGGTTGTTTCCAACTTGGATGCAGTTAAGTTACCAACCGATACTCGGCCGCCGGTCTTTACGTCGTAGTTTACATCCCCATGTGCAACCTGTTCAATAGTTATCTCAGGTACAGTTACCTTCTGAAAAAGGAAGGGGTTAATGGGATGCTTGACAAATACAATTTGCCATAAGAACTTCTTCCTTGGGTTTTTTACTTTAGCTCCTGCCATAGTATTTATCGTATTTATTTATTAGTTATTCTGGGCAGAGATGGATACTTCACCAGTGCTCTTGTTTACAGCAATGTCGATGATAACATCCATTTCGATATCCTGCATTGGAACAACCTCCTTATACTTCAGCTGAGCCCGGTATTTACCCTGGCGAACGTCGGCCTCGTTATTTATCTGAAGCTCATCGTAACTCTGGGCATCCTGATCACCTATCCACTCGTACGAGGTTATGGCATTTCGGGTCTGTAGATCGTCCAGAATATCTTTTGCTTCGTAGTAAATAAGTTTCCACGTATCGAAGGTATTAGGCTCTTCGATGTAGCTCTCCAGAATTGGCCGAAGATTTTTCTTCAGGTAGAGATTGAGACGAACTATAGAGATGAATTTCTCCGAGTCATCTACTGGGTTCGAAGTGAAGCCATGCCATAGCATAGTACGCTGGCCCTGAGTACGGGTGTTCTTTATTACGAACAGGTTCATGTACCATTGAGCGAACTCATTAAGAGTATCTACTTCAGCAGGTCCTCCCAAGTTCTTCATAACCGGACCAAGTGCCGAAGTTATTACACCCCTATTCATACCCGAGAATGAATACCAAGGCCCATAGGTAGAAGCACAAATAGCATCGAGTCCAATTACTGAACCGAGCACATCGCATTTCTGAAGAGAACCGTTTTCGTTGTAGTACTTGATACCACCGCCGAAGTATGCCACCTCTTTCTTTGCACCAATGGCCTGTACCAAAGTCTTAAGTGCCGAAAGTGTCTCTTCGGGAGTTGCAGGAATACGAGTATCCGGAGCATACTTTGGTACTTCCACATACAGCATCTGTTCGAAGATGTTGTGTACATCGGCTGCTACTGAGATATATACTTTGGTATAATCAGTTGGCAAGTGCTGATGTATATGAGAGAGTATTACAGAGTATGCCTCATAATAGGCTTTACTTGCCTGATAAGCAGATATCCACTCGTCTGCCGTGGGAGTAGTACCAGCATTTCCCTCGGTACACTCCATATATACGTTAGATTCCGAAATCTCATCGGATTGTACCGTACCCTCGGATATCTTACCCACCGTGATCATCGAGTTCCAATTCGAGAACTGACGAAGAATGGATATGATATCTTCCATGGTCTGAATACCCGTTGCCAGGTTTGCCATAGTACCCTGACCGTCTCCGGCTTTTCCCTGAATAGCTTCGAGAGTAATGTTTGGAGCATTGTCCAGGAAATTCTGCAGAGTATTTACATTTATAGAAGGATTGGTTACTCCCTCGGAAGTGTTTGCAGATACTGCCGAGAAGAACAGCATTTCGTTTAGCATGCTGTCGTAAGTCGGAATATTGGTAATATCATCCCGGCCACCATACTGAATGATGCTTGCACGGAGTGTTGGTTCCGTGGATACATTCAGCTTCAGGTAAAAAGGACGATTGAGATTAACTCCCGTATCATCCAATACCGGAGAACCAGCCTCTCTAGTACGTATGGCCATGTGCATAGAGAGACTGTTCTCAGCCCCATTCGGGTCGGAAATAGTAATGGAAATAACCGAAGAACCGTCTGGTACCGATACCGAGGGAACTGCCCGAGAAGAAGCCGGTGTTACCGACATAGGCTTTGCCCAACCATAAGTAGCCCCAGCTCCAGCTACTCGTGATACCCGGACTTTTGCACCCATTTCCAGGGCTTTCATGATGTTTGATACCGAACCATCCGGAACTATTTCTGAACCGAAGATGCGAGTGAACTGTGAGGGAGTTGCAATCAAGTCCTTCGGGTCTTCGAATGGACCCTTAGTAGTACGGGCTACTACATTGATTACACCCAACAGAGGTACACTTGATTGTACATTCAGGTTCTTAAAGTTGAACCTTACTCTTGGAGTCTGTGGCATATAATTATTGATTAAGGTTATGATAGTAAAAAAGAATCCACCTCCACGTACCCTCAAGTAAGAACCAGGGTCGATTGGAGGTATAGGTGGGTCAGGCTCCTTGGGGAACCTTCAGAGTGTAATCGGCATTTTCTAGAAGCACGGAAATATCTCTTATTGGAGTAATTACCTCTGGAGGAGTGTTACCCTCTAAGAGGCAATCCTGTACTTCAAATTGGTATACCTTTTCCATCAACCCATTATCCAAATCCGGCATGTTATAAAAATTAACTATCCGGAGGAATATATTTCCTGTGAATAGAAATTTGGGTTCTTCGTATGGTTTTAGGTAGCCTCTTTGAGGAACTGCCCAGAACATAATCTGATGCAACAGTCTCATGTGTTCTGCGGAATGAGCACATAGTCTTATGTTCATGTATTGTGATAGGGTTTCATAGGGTACTTCAGTTGCAGTGTAACCTATGCCCTCTTCTTTCTCTATTATCTGTCTCGGTAGTCCAATATCTCCAGGATAAAATCCTTCGGAATCAACTACTATTCGAGGGGTTTCTTTTATGCCTTTTGAGTGATTGTTACCCACTCCGAATATACTGATGTAGAAACCTTTGTCATCAGTAATCTTTTTCAAATCTTCCTTAAACCGTTCAGCATTTACTGCACTAGTTGGAAGATAGTCTTCTGGGTTTATAGTGTAGCCCAACTTGATGGCCATGTTTAATATAGCCACATATATGGACCTCTCTATGATTTCCTGAGAATTTACCATTTTACTTGATTGGGTCTTACACCATACTTTTGAAGTTCTTTACGTATCTCCGTTAGGATAAGTTGCTTGAGCTTATTCTTACCACCCGCGGCTTTAAGAGATGGTGCCCACACGGGCCGGGGTGGAATCCTACCATCGCTGGAACCAAATTCCAACATCATGGCTAGTTGGTTTAGTGTTAGCTTCTTCTGAGAAGAGCGTCTGGTTCCGATTGGTAATCCTATTAGAACCCTCGATTTATACCTATATAACCCAACTGACCTCGAATAGAGACCAGTCAGGTTATAAATAGGATGTTGTCCCCACCTTTCAATGGTAGCTGGAGATAATGGTTGCCAAGTTACTCCACCACCCATCGGCGGTATACCCAAAGTTAATGACTTCTTTACGATTGCAAGGAGGTTACGTGAGAATTGACTCACAGCTTTATCATATCCCCTCTGCATACTTGGCCCAAGGTTACTGACTAAAGATTCTACCTTTTGCCATTCACCATTTAGCTTTACCTGAAGTACAAGGTCAGATACTTTGGGAAGTGTGATATTTACCTTCCTTGCCATTTGTGTTAAAAATGTTTATCGTAAAAAGCTTTCAGTTCTGAGTAAACAGTCCTTATGATACCATCCTTATGATAATGGAACTCGCCTGCATAACCTTCTACTCCCCCGAGCTTGTTTGCCCATTTTTCAGTCCAAAAATCGTAGTAGTTATTAGTACGTTTGTGTAGCATACAATGTAATCCACTACATAAGCCCACGATTGGTAAGTATAATGGACCAAGAATTCGAGATTGAATACAATGACCAAACTCGTGATCATATACTGGTTCCCTCAGTCCTGACTTCTCTGAAAGGAATATGTAATTCCCCAGAGATACACCCCCGTTCATTGTGGGTGCTACAAAGAAAGCTGTGCTCCTTTGTTTCAGAATTCTCTTCTCACCTCCGAGTATAACCTTGTACATCAGGCCAGCCAAATTTTGAGGCAGCTGCCAAAGGTATAAAAGGATATGCACCAGAGTATGGAAGAATTTACCTAACTTAGTTTTATGTGTATGCTCCCCAAAGATACTGGACATAGCCTACTTATTTTCCTGGGCTGCCTTTATCTTCAAATAATGAGCAAAGTAACCTCCCACAAAGTATACCAAAGGATATACGATGAGAAGGATTGCTATCAGACCGTTATCCAGCCAACGCCATAGGCAGGCAAAGATAATGAGGGTTGCGATTGCAAATGCAATGTATACCCATCCAAGCTTTGAGATTTTCATACGTTATTTAATTATAAGGTGCTACATTGATAAAGAAATGCCTTACTCCGCTTACTATCTGACAGTAACAAGTGTATACTTTTTTGCCGGAAGTTGGTTTGACTTCATCCAAACTTTGATGCAAATGTATAACATCGTTGGAAACAGATTTAGTGAAGCTTGGGTTAACATTATAGTTAACTATCAGACTCGATGTACATGCCCTGTTACTCCATATACTTGATAAAGTTACTACGGGGGATAAGCTGGCATTAGTATAATACACACCAGTACCACCATTCCATTGTATAGTTTTAGCTACTATATTCTGGAAATTGATAGCTGCCATGTTATCCGAGTTAAGCTTGGATAAATCATACATGGTATCGGCATTATCACATATTTCATCTACTATTTGCTCATCAGTAAAATTTTTAATAAAGTCGTACAACATACCGTACCTAATCCACAGAGCATTCATGTATGAACCGTCGGTATCTATAGCTATACCATTCCAACTATCACCAGCACCTTTAGCTATAATACCAATTGTGTTTTCATACAATGAACCACTACCAAGTAATTTTACATGATTATTGCCCAACATGTAAGCTAACTTAGTAATTGCCCCAAGTATATTGTCTGTGGGTTTTATCTCTAAAGTAGAGAATCCCCCTGATGATGGCCATGATGGGAATGGTATGTAGTCTTTCAACAACATACTTGGGCTGATGGGAACTTTATATAGGACAACATCCCAATTGTTGGTAACTGGCATAGAAGCTGATGCCAGGTTTATACCTAAAACTAGGGCTTGTTCCGAATCAAGGGTAGTCTGTGCTAAAGCTGTGATACGGAAAGTAAACAGAGGTGATACTGCCACTATAGTGGTCAAGTAACCTGTAATTGTCTTTGCACTGTTACTACCTAATCCCTGATTTACTTTGAGAGCTATGGGTACTAATTCACCAGCCATAGCTCTCTCCAGTAAAGCCTGGATATTTGCGGTAGTATTCAGAGTCCAGAATGTATCTTTTATATAAGTTCCGGATGCAGGGCTAGCACTTGCTATAACTACCTCGGAGAAGCCTCCCTTTTCTTTTTCTTTGTAAAGGTTAGCAATAGCCTGAAGAGTAACATACTCGGTTGCAGATACCTGAATTTTCTCTAAACCGGTAGGAGTAGCTTTCTCATGGAACTGAGAACTACCTATTTCATGAAATTCTGCCATGATATTTATATTTATTGTTTACTTTCGTCTTGTATTCTGTTGCTTATATCCAGCTTTCTGGTCGTCATACATAGATACTAGGTTGAAGAATGTGGCTACAATTAAACTATCAGTCATCTGAACTACAGTGAGATAAGCCTCAGCTTGTTGGGCAGTTGTTACTCCGGTAGTTGTAGTCCTAAATACCAAAGTCTTCCTTCTCTCTACTCCAGTAAGGTTTGTGTCTGAAGTTATCAGGGATTCAGAACTTCCTTCTATTCCGGTATAATCAATATAAAAATTATCTCCGGAGCCGTCATCCCATGGTATACTAACTTTTGCCATACTCTGATTATTAAATTAGGAATATAGAGGGGATATCCCACCCCTCTATACCAAAATCCCTTGGTCCTATGCCTTGGGAGTAACCGTAAAGGTAGTGTTGGTGTCCACCGTAACCTGTACTGCCGAACCATCCTGAGGAACATCGACTGAAGTCGGTGCAACTTCGATGAATGGGTCACCTGCAGTCTGATTGAGAGTAGCAGTTGCTTTCTGACCACCATTAGCTGTAGCAATAATCTGTTGCGTACGAGCTTCTATGGTTTCATTAGCTGCAGCACTCAGTGTAAGGCTGAAATTATATCTTGCTTTAGCACCTGGGTCGCCAGCGATTACAACACCGCTTGTAGCTTCAGCACCGTTTGCCGTAAACTTAATAGCTGCAACATCAGCCCCGATAATATCTCCCGTACCCTTAGAAAAGGTGATTTTGGTAGTGTTTGATACACCGGTTAAGGTTATCGTACCACCATTCTTATCTACTGCCGGGTTAGTATTATCAAACCTGATAAACTCGGCTGCTGGGAGATGATTAGCAATGAATTGCTTCTTCTCAGCTACTCCTGTACCCTCTACTTCAAAGGTAGCAACCTGTGCTAAACGATTCCCTCGGTTAACTACTTCGGCTTTTACCTGAAGAGTAGTATCACCAGAACCAGATGATGGATTAACTACTATACCGTTCTGTTTTACTTCGGCCATTTTTTTTTTTTTATTTGGGTTTAACTTTGAATGTCGTATTAGTCTTTACGGTAGTTTCATCCTCATAGTTATTCATTTCGCTTAACTCAAGGATGTACTTAGTTAACTCTACGTACCTATCGATGTTCTTCTCCATGTAGGAGAGTATCTTTTTAGTTTCTTCTGGAGTTTCTCTCTTCAGTACTACAAAAAAGAGCAAAGCTTCATCATGTGCCTGAGCAACTTGAGTATCACCAGTTGGTGAATAGACCTTTCCATTGATTACGAACTTATCCTGTACCCAGTCAAAGTTCCAATAACCTTCTTTGGTTAGATGTCCATTCTCTTCAAGTGACCTTTTAGTTACATATAATACAATATTTATACCGTCCAGTTCACCTGAAACAGTCTCTTTTAATGAAGGCCAAGTTCTTATGAAGTTGTACTGAATCAATCCGTCCAGAAAGTACGGTTCGTAGTTATTACCAGTATCTTCACCGTAAGACAGAATCTGGTCAAATCTCTTTAACCAGATTAGAGGTTGTTTACCTGCATCCACTTCAACAAAGTCATTTACAATGGCCTTGTATCGGTCCCATACTCCTTTTGTAATCCTTTTCCTCCGTGCCATACCCTATCTCTTTACAGGGAAGCCTGGGTCTGGGCCATCTAATGGTCCTGGCCTCCGGTGGTTGACTACTTTGGGAACTACTACTTTCTTCACCGTTCGGCAAATTGGTAAGTAGATGGAAAGTCTTTCAGCAAGCATACACAGATTTTGTTTTAGAATATCGATTATCCCACCTGGTTGCATTGCTTTTATAACATTGGATGAAGTTTTAGATTCAGAGTCAGTATCGTTGAAGAATTCTACCTCAGTTGGACCTGTTTGTATTCGCTTAACCTCACCTGAACCCCGGCTTGACTCTGAAGACTCGGATTCAGATGTAGAGGATGAGTTACTCTCTTTAACTGATTCTGCAGTGGCACCAACCATCAATGAAATCTGCACTACCATATAATCATAGGCTGCCAATTCCATAATTAGCTGGTTTTCTAGAGCTTCGTAATACAACTCATTATTAAATTCCTCTATAGGTACTTCATGATTTACTAGCGGCTGAATATATAGCTGCCATTTTTCAATAAACTGTTGCTTCTCTTTAAGCGTAAGTTTACCGAAGATATCCTCAGGGATATAAGTGTCTATCAGCTCGTAGATACTGCCAGGCAACTGGGTCTTTACCTCTTCACTAACCCCAATAACCTGAGTCTTGGATAATGCAACTCCTCCGACGTTGTTAGTTATGGTCATCTTGACCACGTAGTCACCAGAAGCTTCATAAGAATGGGAAGCAGTTACCACACCCACGTGTGATTCTGTCTTCCCATCACCAAATACCCATGTTACTGTAAAGTCGTGGGGTAGTTCATCAGCGAATCCCCTAAACCTTGCATTGAGTCCAACTACGGTAGATAAAAAATCTACCTCTTTCATAGTTTACTCGTCGTCTTCGTCCTTCAGCTCATCGAGGATAGCATTTACCAAGTCAAGCTTAGTGTCACCATCCTCCGGCTCAATCTCCAAGGAGATAGCCAAAGCCTTCAGCTCTTCAGTATTGAACTGTTCTTTGATTTTCTCGGGAGCTTCCTCAGCTTCCACGAGTTCATCGAACTTCTTCCGAACTGCTTCCAGGTCAACCTCTTTCTTGGGAGCAGGTGAGCTTTCTTTCTGGCCGGGTGCCTTGAATTCCTCGGCCTTGGCCTCGATGAGATATCCGTTTGCCAAGGCTGCTTTGATAACCCGCAGATTAAACTGCTTGTCGGTTAATTCCACAACATCTTTGCGGAGAACCTTAATCTTTGAGGCCTGGTCATAGAAGATACTTGCCTTAGGACTCAGTTTTACATATCGTTTACTTGCCATAGTTAAATTAGTTAAGGGGGCGGTATTAAGCCGCCCCCAGGTTTGAGTTGTTGGGTGTTACTCGATGATACCGGTCAGGTACTTGTCTACGTCCATGTAGTCGGGGAATCCGTTGGTAGAGAATTCCTTCGTCGCATCGATGAGGATAGAAGCATCCTGATACATCTTCGAGAAGCCCGTCGTCAGCGAAGCATAGATAGCCTCGGTCTGATTCGAAACGATACGTTCCGACTCCAGCATCAGCTGTTTTGCAGTCAGCTTTATCATAGCTGCTGCCGGGTCTACGAGCATTACCTCGTCTGCCGGAGTACCGCCATGGATATAGAAGTCTGCCGAGTTAGGAACCGGAGTCTTCAGGTTCAGACGGGCATCGGTAGTACCCGACGAACGCAGTTTGAACTCAGGGAGGTCGAGGAGGTCTAGGGCCTGTTCCTCGCCGCCGATGATGGTACGGAACTGACGACCCAAGCGAGATGCCCGAATCCATACCCGGAGAAGGTCACGATACTGGATGCCCTTTGTGGTATCTCCTACACCGATGACCGGAGCCGATTCCGAACCGTCCAGCTTGTTGCCCTTTACGAGGACATCCATGGCCAGAGCATCCATTGCATAACCCAGCTGAACACCGAAGTCACGAAGGAATATTGCCATTACGTCCATCGATACGTAGCTTCGTACCTCGTCGGTAACCTTGAAACCCTTGCCGATTTTGAAGAGGTTGACCGACTTCTGGCCGAAGGATACGGTACCCAGAGGAATGGTCTCGGCCTCGTTCACCCGTGCAGGGTTAGCGTCGGACATGTTGACGAGCGGCATGATTGCGGTCAGCCCGTTGATAGGCTGGTCGGATGCGATGATGTTGGGATAGAACGGTGCTTCACGCATACCCAGATAGATTGCCTCACGGACAATCTCCGGAACGAGCCAGCGGAGTTCGGGATTCGGCATGGAGTATATATTCTCCATCGTGTCGACTTTGGGATTGAACCCGACGGCTTTGAAGTAAGCCTCCTGGGTAATGCCGTATTTCTCCTGGAGCATATCACCCAGATGAATGTCTACCGGGAGACTCTTGTTGCTTCCCTGTCGGAAGCCGTCCATATTCTTTACGATTTCGGGAAGCTCCTTTAAGTACTGGTCCCGAGTGAAAGTTTTTTCTGCCATGTTATAAAATGTTTTTTTTCTTGTTATTTTGCAAGGATTCGTACCAGTTCGCCCGCCTCTGCCGTGTTGATGGCCAGGAAAGGAGTCTCGGCATTCGAAGCCGACGGACTGTAGTTAGGGTATGTACCACTGTCATCCAGTGTACCGTCTGTCTGAACATAGCCAGTAGTAGCTATGTGGGCTTTTGCGATACCGTGAATAACGGTGTAACCCTGGACCATAACCGTTACCTCTACGCCAGCTACCGAAGGTGGATAGGCGGGGTACTGACTGTAACCGATAGCGATACCGATATACATTTCGCCCTCTGCTCCGGTATATGGAGAGATTGAACCATCGGTGTTCAGTTTTACGGGCTGGCCCTGAACGATGGTATCACCGCTCTTTACAGGGAATGCCTGATGAAGCTTGTGCGATTCACTTTTGTAAATCACAGCCTGCGGGGTTCGGGAACCCACTTTGTGTAAGTCTGCCATAATTTAATTTGAAATTTAAGTTACTTTCTCTGTTATTTCTTTTCTCCTCGAAGTTTCCGGTCGGCCAAAGCCTGGGCAACTGCCTGAGTGGATTTGTCTCCGTTCTTCGTTTCATCTTCTCCCCCCGGATTGATAGAAGATGCCCGGCCCACGTCCTGAGAACCGCAATGGTTGCAGTGCATCGGGAATTTGTCCTCCAGCTGTGCATCGTAGGTCTTACGCAGAGCACTGAGTGTCTCCATGGTAGTTCCTTCGTTCTCCAGGAGTGCCAGGATATTCTGGTCTACGTTCTCCTCGCCGGAAACTTTCTTGTAGGCAGCCACCGTCTCCTCACGGAAGGATTTGATATGACCGTCCCAGTTTTTCTTTGCTTCCTTGTAAGACTCTACATCCTTCTCGAGATTTGCTTTCTCTTCTTTAAGAGTCTGAATCTCGGTGTCTTTGGAAGCCACGGCCTCTATGAGGCTCTGATTCTGCTGTACCAGGTTTTTAATCTGGGTGATAGCCAGCTCTGCCGAAACTTCCTGACCTTCAGAAAGGGTCAAAAGATTTTCACCAAAGAGGCTCGCCAGCACTTGCTGCAATTCTTTGTCCATGTTTGTTTTATTTGTTTGGTTATTGTGGTTACCCTTTCCGGCACCCTTTTCATTATTAGATTGGGTGGTATTGTACTTTATATCTTTTTCAGAAAGAACCTTGAAGTCGAACATAGATACCCTCTTTGCTGGGTCATTTGCTTCGGCAGCTTTTTCTTCAGAGAAAGAATAATACTGACTTCCTGCATAAGCAGGACTGTTTAACTTACCGCTTTTGATAAGCTGGGCGAACGGGTCTGCCCCATGCCATACCAGAGATGTCTCTTTATAAGAAATAATCTTGGTAACAACCCTACGAATCAACTCTCCATTCTCGTTATAGGTACCAAGTTTAGAATAGAACTCCCATATATCTTCAAATACATGAGAGGGTTCCCATGCAAACTCTACAGTTACAGAGTTAGAATGTATGGACGGAGGGTCCATTTGAATACCACGGGCTATACGAGGATTTGAAAGCCCGTCTATCTTCATGATACCGTTGATACCAGCAGGGATAATTATCCCGGTCTTTTCATCCTGATAAGCTTCTTGCCACTCTACAGACTTAACTGCCCCAATGGCATTAGCCACATCCGTTTCATGGTCTAGGTTAACTGATTGACCTACCAACAATGGCATTGATTCCTTCAGTACTGCTTCTGGAAACTCAGTGGGGTTATACTTCCTTGCCACTATTGCGGCAGAAAGCATTCGGAACATTGGCTCTATAAAGTCACTGTCCTTTGGCTTTAACATTTCTGGAGTTACTTCTGGCATGAACTGGTTTATATTCAAAGTGCCTCCCCACATACCAAACCTTTCCAGGGACTTCTTAGGGTCTTTACTGAAGTTGCCAGTGCCCTTATAGAAGTTTTCAGAGAGAGAGTGAGCATCTATAACTATTTCTGGCACATCTGATACCATCAAGCTATGAGCTGCACTTAACACCATTACATCGGTGTTCTGCTGAGTCATTAACATAATTTATCTTGGTTTACTGTCTTGGTCTTTCCTTTTGGGATTAGGATTTGCTTTATCCCGGGTTTTACGGTCTGACTTATCTTTATCGTCTTCTCGTTTCTTCTTCTTTTGACCAGTGTCTGAATCGCCAGTACCATCTGAATCATCGGATTCCACTGGAGTTCTTGGTTCTGGTTGGTCTGGAGTTTCATAACCCATATCCCGTGCAAACTGGTCCTGACTGATTATGCCCTGATTGTACAGAGTTACATTTACCCGAGCACGGTATTCACGAGCCTGTTGTAACTTAATATCATCTGAAACAGTTGAGGTTCCAAACTTGATAGTTATTCCCTTGTTGTTAAACCCTGCCAGGCGCAGTTCTAGAGAATAAAAGAACTCCAGTACAAAGATTACTAAGGTTTGGATATTCTTTAACTGGGATATCATCTTGGACAGCTGTATGCCAGCTCCTCCCTCAGTACCACTCTGTGATGCAGATACTCCGATGATAGAACCATTTACCCCAAGGCCATTTGCCACAGATTGCTGATTCATATTCCAAGGGAGGTTTATATTCTGCATAGAAGCTGAAGTAGACCTTAGTTCGAATTCGTGGTCATCAATGTAACCAACCACTACTCCGTCAGACATACCTCCAACTATATTGGTCTTCATCTTCCTAAGAGTACTTTCTAAACGAGCAGTATAGGCTTTTTCACTCTCCCCAGCATTACGGGGAGGTTTAGCCATCTTAGCTTCAAGGAAACCAACCATACCCATTACCTCCATGATATGTTTGAAATTCTTTCGCATAGTATGCTGACCAGCGATAGAATCCAAAGCTGACATGAATGGGGGTACTCCGTACGGTTCATCGGTATCATTGTACATACCTACATAACAGTAGGTCTCTGTATTCAATCGTATGAATGAATCTTTGAGACCATCTACCAAACGAGGGTTTCTTTGATATGGGTGATATACTCCATTGTTCTCTCTCTTAAACCTTATAGTTTCGGGTTTAATGAATAGTATGGTTTCCAATCCTGTTAACTTCTTGTTTGGTACTCCTTCCACCGATATAGCACCACTAACAAGAAGCTGAACTATGAACTTGTTTACCAACCCATCTATTCCAGCTGTATACTTCGACCACCTCTTGGATACATTCCTCAAATGCTCCCTCATCTTGGTAGACTCCTCAGGAGTATTGTTTGGGAAGTCAATAGTATGACCTGTATTTGACAGCTTGAACATGTCCTGCAATGCAATGCTGACGTCCGGGTTTATCTTGTACAGGTCCCGAATGATAGGTATTAGTTCTGTTCTGAACGTTGGGGTAACTAAGTTCGTCATACCATTAAGAGTGGTAATGAGTTCAGAGTTCCCCACACCATCATCTGGTTGAGAAACTCTGCCCGGACTTATTGAACCCTTTCCCTCATCTTTGTTCTGAGATTCCACAGGCTTAGACCTGGTGAACCAACTGATAGGATTAAGTTTCATGTTATATTGAATGGTTTATGCTTACTGAGGAATTACTACAGTACCAGATGGACTGTGAGACCTGATATGATTAGTGATGGCTTTACCAAAGATAGAGTCATCAGAATACGTTTCACCTTCCAAGTCGATATCCATAGATGATGTATTCTGCCTATGCTTACCACGAGCAATAGGTCTTCCAGCACCGTCATAAATAAAGGTGTATGCTTCTTGTACAAAGAACGGGTCTTTTATAATTACGTTCTCTTCCCTGATATCCTTCTCTAAGTTCTCGATTATTACAGAACGGTTCTTGGTTGTGGTCAACCATCCCGGGAACTTATCTTCTTCTGGTCTATTCTTCCTCTTCTTACGTAAGAGCTTAGTATAGAAGTATAGATTAGGATATCCCTCATCTTGAAGTATGGTAGTTACCGTCATACCAACATCATTTGTCTCGGGAGCTAACTTAGCAAAGTTATACTTCTCTCCAATATCTCCAAGGAGTCGGGCATACTTGTTCAGGGGTATTCTCCCCTTATATACTGCAGCCTCTTCTCCTTCTTTATCCATACAGGTGAAAGCAGAGTAGTCAGTACCTCTACCAGTAGCACAGTCACCACCAATAAAGTATTCTTTGTTCGGGTCGGGTTCATTGAACTCTTTATACTGACCTTTGAGACGAGTATTGATAACAGGATAGTCGAATAGACATTCTTCTATAGCCTTAATATCAGCTAAGTCGAATACTGTATTACCAGATGATAAGAAGTCACCATCTATCTCCTGAGCAGTTCTCTTGGGTCCAAGAGCAGCAGACATCTCTTCATACCACTTCTCATCCCGGTCTGGGTGCATCTGCCAATACAATCTGATTGGATTGAATGGGTTGCCTCCAGATATAGCATCTACCCAAGTACCATGGAAGAAGTTCCCGACGCCATAAGGCGTGTTATGAGACACGTAGTCTTCGTTGATGAGGTAAGATTCATCGTTTTCAACGCAAATGTCATAAATGGTATCGTAATACTTTCTAACTACTTTCAGCTTAGAAAGATAGATACTTGTACCACGTTTACCAGATACAATACGTTGAATATAAGACTTATTCAGTTTAACCTCAAACTTATTCTCAATCTCCTGAGATATCTTCTCCAACACTCCATAGTAGTAACCAAGTTCCTGATAACGGTATCTTATATAAGCCACCACTCTTAAGTCGTAGTTGAATCCCCCTTTTAGTTTAGACCCAAGCTTCATTCCATAAGAATGTTTCGCAGCTTTTTGACCGTTCTCAGCTACTGTAACTATCTGGAGATTGGTTACATAATTGTCTGAAGGATTGTTGTTAATGTGGTCAACTACATACCCATCTGGAATTTCTCCTAAGAATACTTTAGCTACCAAATTGTGGACACATATCTTTTTCTTTTGACCATTATTCCACAGACTTATATTTAGATATTTTTCTCGGTTAGTACATGGTTTTGGTAATTTTTCTACCCTCGTTCCATTCTTTACAATGAAGATTCTTCCCCAGTTGGAGACTTCATAGTTTGGATAACCAGGTATGGGTTTGCATATCTCTTTCTTGGGTTTTACGGTTACTGGATTCTGCTCCAGACCGCTTATACCAGTATGATAGAAGATAGCAGGTATATCTCGTTTGATTATCTCTGAAACAGGTAACCAACCTTCAAGAGTATACAACTTATGTTTTGGAGTACATTTAATAACCCTACCTTGCTCATTGTGAACTTCCCAAGTTTTCAGTACACCCTTATTTACAGAACCAAGTACTCTCTGCCACTTTCCAGTATGTGATAATACTCTCAGTCCAAGATGTGATATATCCATCTTACCAAAAGTTTTGGGACAAATAGAATCTACTCTGAATGGCCCATCTTTACCTATAATTTGAGTATCACCAGTAATACATGAGTTTACTATAGCAGCACCACCAGTTGATAGAGTAGGGAAGGCTGATGCCCAGATAGTTGAAGCCCATCTTACGATTGCTGCTTCATCAATCACCAACAACGACAAAGATTCAGAACGACCAGCTTGGTCAGAGGTTGGAATAGATTCTATTACAGAACCATTTGCAAACTCTATAGTTGATACAGAACCGAACTCCCCTGCACGACCGTTTATGATAGGCTCTTGCAGATAGGAAGGAAGATTCTTGTACATGAACTTAATCTTCTTTAGTACTTTCTTTGCTACGGTGTCCTTGATTGAGATAATGTTTATCTTCTTGTTAGGATGATACATTGCTAACCAAAGACAGTAGAGGGAGATTAGCTCAGTAATACCAGCCTGACGAAACTTTAGGATGATATTGAACCTGTTGAGCATGAATTGGTATAGCACTGCCTTCTGAAAAGGGTAGAGCAAAAACTTTACCATACCCAACACTGGGTTTATCACGTAGCAGAAAATAGAAAAGAAGAAAGGGTCTTTCATCACCCGAACCAATGTCTTAAGTTGTTCGGGTGTAAGACTTGCATCTTCAACTAATGTCTTCTTTCTTGCCATGTCAGAAATTGTATGAAATTCTTAGGTACGGGTCGAGACCTAAATTATCCCGAAGTTTAGGATAATAGTTGATATTCAACCCGGCTTCATAATTAAATTTACTGGTATTGTATTTCAAGCCAAAATCCAAATCATGGAAGTTATGTACTGGTCGTATGGTATACTGAGCTACTGGATTAAATCTTTTTAAGAAGGATGTTTTCTTATAGGTTAATTTACCATCCAGGTAGTTATATTGATAACGAAAGTAATTAACTGAATACTCCTCAGTAATAAGCTTACAATCAGTATTGAATGTAGTGATAGATAGTTTATCCCTATTTGAAAGTATTTGCAATAATCTAGGAGCCAGAGGATAATTGGTCAGGAATAATTCATTGTATTCAATTTTAGTTGAATCCTTTTGAATGATAGTAACTACTCTATCAACATATTCAATTCGTTCGATAGGAACAGAATCTATCTGATAGAGGAATACCATTTTGGGTAATTGAATCTTAGGGAATTCAACCTTTGGTACAAAGGGTTTATTAACCCAAATGGTATCAGGTTGCTCAGTAGAATTTTTAAGGTCATGCCTTAATTCAGAATTTCGGTTCCATAGCCAAAATATGGTTAAGGCCATAATTATAAAGGCTAAGGTTAGGATTACATTTTTCATGGTTCAGGGTTTATGAAAACAATTAGGGGGGATTATAGGGGGGTTAAAGAAAGTAAATCTTAAAGCTAATACTTAAAAGCTAAGTACTCCAGCAAGCTGGAGGTTATTTTCGTATTTTTCTAAAGAAAAATACTCAATAACTGCGCATATACGTACGCTATAGGGGATATTCATTTTGATATTAAACCAGCCTTTTGTAAACAGGATTTTAACCACAATGAATTCTCATATACGGCACCCTTAGTTAGGGTATTTCTCCCTTTATTCAACCAATAAGTCGGATTAGCATTGTCAAAATATACCTTGAACGATTTGGGAAAACCCATAATCACCCTATATTCATCAAGTCCCATTATTCTACCGTGGGGATTAAATTGCCTTGATGAAGGTCTTACGGTTAATGGGTAGCTCTTTTTCCTATTTCGATATACTCCAGGAAGAGTCTTCATCTTTTGAGTTCTCATGGGCCATTTGTAATCATTTTTGAACTCAGTTCTCCATAGCTTTCTTACTTGAGCTACTGTTAGAGTGGTTTTAGATTTATCAGCATAGTGATACATGGCTAACTTTTTATCATCAGCTTCCCGATAATTTAGGTCTCTCCTAACCTCTCTTTTCAATTGACACAGATTCTTGGGTTTTGTAACCTGAAAAGTATGGTCAAATATCTGTGGGTTGATTTTGGAGTTTTTTCTAACTCCTATCAACACCAGACGTTTCCTACTTTGTTGGGAATTACCAAATACCGTAACGGAGTGACAGTGCATTATAAGTTTATAATCGGGTAAATTATGTTCCCATTCCCAGATAGGGATAAAATCTAGAAGTTTTGGGAGGTTCTCAAGCATAAATATTGCTGGTTTGAACTTCTTAATACTAGAAAGATACAGATTAAGGGTAACATCTTCCCGGGGTTTGCCCAGGGATTTTTTCCTGGAATATGAGAATACTGAGCTATGCCCACATGATGGAGAGCCTAATATTAGGTCTATTTTGGAATTTTTTACCTCTTCCAGTGACCTTACAAACGGTATATCACCAAAATTAAGCTTCCATTGCTCTTCTTTTTTGGAATGGAATACTGCTCTGGGTTCTACATTAGCTATAAGATGTTCCTTAAACTCAAAAAGGAGCGCTCCTTGGGCTCCACAGATACCTAAGACATTCATTGAAAATAGAATTTTATAATATATACCGGAAGGTCTTGCAAAGACTACTTTAATATGCAAATTTAATATCAAAACTACATGAAAGTTGGTGATTTATTACTGGTAACAGGTCCTGCCTTCTTTGAAAAGACGGCAATTAAGGAGAGGAAAAAGGGGGTTTATACTCTCGAGAATGGTATTAAGACAGATAGAGATCTCAATCCTATCAATTCTAAGTATCAAATCGAGGTTTTTAACGAAGAAAAGTATAAAACTCTGGTAGCACAGAGAACTTTGAACCATGATTTGGAGAAATTGGCCGCTATCAACAAGAAAGGGATTAAAAATCCTGATATAATCCGGTATGCAGCTGCCAAAATCAGTCGTATTATCGAAAAAATAGAAGGAAAATGATACGTTTCTTATTACATTGGACTACAGTAAACGTTATTAGTTACTCTGCATATTGTGGAGGTATGACTTGGAAAGCTTTGAAAGGAGTAAACAAGGAATATGAAGGTAATGAATCTTGGTCCAAAGGTAAGAAAGAAACTATTCAAACACTCATAATTTGTATCACCATCATAATAATCATATCATGTCTGATATCTTAATGACTGCTAATCCTGCTCCGGCTTGGTTGGGTTATACCCTTTTAGTGTTCTACACCCTCGGATTTATCTTCTGCCTATTTATCAGAAGTGTAATCGAAGAAACCCCTCTTAAAAAAGCCTCCAACCCAGTTAGATATGGAGTTTTATTCCTTATATGGGCAGTTAGTCCGGCAGTAATAACTGGATTATTTATACTAACCCTCAAAATTCTTTTCAAGAATGATACTCGAGTTAAACGACATTGAAATAATTTTAAGGAAAGCCAGTGATGAAGAGAAGCAATCCATTCCGGTTTGGGATGCTTATATAGAGAAAGTAATCATAGACGGGAATATTCCTTCCCTTTTACGGGATAAACTCACTGGTAAGATAAATAATCTTACTCAGGGATTCACCCAAAAGTTCAGTGGTCAATTAAAGGGTAATATTGAAAATGAGATATTGTCCTTAGAGGAATATGTATACCGTAAACATGACCTAACCTTTACTAAGCTAAGAGTAGTAAGAGAACATTATTCATTAAGAATAACTACAGCTAAAGGTCAAACATTCGATATTTGGGAACCTTAATAAAAATATCTATATGGCAGTAAAAGTTTATACTCCGGGTCAGTTCTATGCTGCTGGTGGAGTAGTAGAGGAAATGTTTTACCAAGAAGTTGGTAGAACAAAGAAGTACTTAAGGAAGAGAGTTGGTTTTGTACGTTCTTTTGAACAAGTAATCAAGAATCTAAAGGATGAAGCTTGGAGAAAGTTTCATTACATGAAAGCTAACGTTAGAGGGGTAGATTATACCTTGGTATATGACCCCGATAATAAGGAATACCCCTATCTTTTCGTAGAAACCAAGTTCTACTTCAAACAAAAGGCCAAGGTTAAAGAACCAGACCAAAAGTAGTAAATGTAATCACACAAAAGAGGTCAGATAAATACTGACCTCTTTTCCCTTTTATATTATCCCTACAAGTTGTGGTATTGATAAAAAAGTATTCCTTTAGATGCGATAGTAACGGTGACTATGGCTCTAGTTTGGTCGTCGTTAATGAAACCTTCTCCAACGGGTTGATTACCGTCTACAGAATAACTATGACTAAAGTGAAACTCTACCTCTGAATTATTAAATCTGAACCCCGTGGATATGGCCTTCTGTTCATATTGACCACCATAATCATGACTATCTACTATCATAATGCCATCTATCTGTCCATTTTTAACTTGATTGTAGATAGTTATCAGTTCAACTGCAGATAGTACATTGGTCATCCAACTTCCCACATCAGTGCTTGGTAAGGGTAATTTTGCGAATTTCATATCATCTTCTTCTATTATGATTGGTACGTTTTGAGAATGGAATCCTAACATAGCCGTATTGTATGTGTTTAATGGTAAAAGTATTTCTTAGAAGAAATACTTTTATGCATATATAAGGACCTCATCTATGGTAGGATAGATGGTATTAAACTGGTAATGGACCTGACAGCTTTAAAAAGTCCAAGTACTCCAGAAGGAACTCACATCGTAGGGTTTCCCTGTTACGATTTAGACTTTGACAATCAGAAACTCACCCTAAATGTAAATAACTCCGGTATACAAATGCCAACAGACGACGGAGTACAGATAATAAACTACATTACCATATATGCCGACAGAGATTTAGATATCAAGTTATTAGATAGGCAATAATCCTAAGAGGGGCTCACTACCAAGGGTCCCTCTTATTGTGTGTATATCTTGATACCGAAACGATGTCTTCAGGTCTATATCCCTTAAATTCATAGATATCATGTTAAAGATTTTATTTCATATCCTTTTCTTCCTTATGGGATTCACACTTACATTGGGAATAATGGGTGGGGTCCTTTGCTCGTTGCAGAAACATTCTAGTAAATTATTACAAATAATAGGTGAGTTATTTATATTTGTAATAATTTGCATACTGGTAATCACTCTTACAATAATTATAATTAAGCCTTATGCCTAAAATCATTGGTAATACTAAGGGAATATCCTTATATAAGGATGGTCAGCCACAAGTTAACAACTTATTTGAAGGCCCTGCCTATATAGTTCAGGATATGGGATTGGGTATCGAAGAAAAAGTAATATCCCTCACTAGAGAAGGTGACTTACTAAAAACCGAATATACCTCTGAAAGGGCTTACCTCCATAAAGGATTTGAGTTCCTAATAGAGTGCTCTGATTGCAAAGCCGTAACTAAGGTAGAGAAATACGGTTTAAATAAGACCAAGCCTTATATAACCCGGTGCAGTCAATGTGGGAAGATATTCATCAACCCTTATTATAAGGACCCAGTCAGTGAATCATGGGAAAAGAACCCTCCAACTCAAATTGTAGATTAACCATGGAACAGAAAGAGAAGAATAGGATTATCTTGGATTGGATAATCAAAGCTAAGGATGTTTATGTGAATACCATTATTAATTGTGGAATGTGCAAGGCATTCAAAATAGCTATGGATAAGAGAATCAGGATTAGAGAAGTCTTTGATTTGTATCCTACAGGATATGGGACATGAGTCAGAGATACTTGATGGTAAACTATTGTATAATCCTGAATGGCCTTTTATACTTATCCCTGAATTTAACTTTGAGTTCTTGGGTGGGGATAAAACTACTGAGGCTTATAGGGAAGTTCAAAACCATAAGTTGACCCTTCGAGAAATATTTTGGTGGAGTAAGTGGGATAGTGAAGTAAGGGTTAAGGCTTTTGATAGACTTATAGGGATATATAAGGCTAAATCATGAGCCTTATAATAGGAGCCAAAAAATATCTCGGAAAAATTTTATGAAGAGCCTTTAGATGGGTTCTTCATTTTGTGTAGGGAGAGGGGGGATGTGGTTATGTGGCATGTGCCTTTCAGGAAGAGCTTAAGGAGAGGTTTCTTTGGGAGCTGGCAGTAAAAAGGTTTTGGTACCTTAAAGAGTCTTATCACGAGGTTCTCAAAAACATCTAGCAGTAAAACGGGACCACGGTGGCCCTATCGCAAAATTAAATTTTATTAAAAATAGGGGACAAATTTTGTCCCCTATTTGATTTTATTTACTTGCTTTCTTTTTCATTCATTGCAAGTAAGAAATTTTTGATTGTGTCCCCTTTTTCTGTATTTGCATTTGCATCAACGATGCAATTTGTATTTATATATACTTGCTTTGAGTATTCTTGCCATGCTTTTTTTAGTGCTTTCCTTTTTTCGGCATTTTTGTTACTTGCAATGAATTCTGCTATGAACGTATCTAACTTTTTACGCAACTTCATTCGCAAATTCTTTTTTTCTTTGTCGGTTTTGCACTCTACAAAGATTTCTTTTTTGTAGATGCTTTTTCTTTCGTTGGTCGAAAAAATTTCGTTGCCGATTGCTAAAATTTCATTTGCTTTCATAGTAGTAAAATTTTTAGTTAAACGGTTTTATTAGTTCTTTTCTGTATTACAAATATACAAATAATATTTATAAGTGGTGGCCCGAACAGCATTTATTTTGCAAAAACTTTTAGGGCCCTAAATATGGACCTTCTTGGCACGGGAATTGCTTAGGGCCCTGACTGGTACCCTGAAGGCACCTTCCCTGAAGGTGATGAAGGTAGGTCTAATGTTCATTTCCCAAATCGGTCTTAGCTCCTGGGTGTAGGAGAGCTTAATGTTCCTGGTTCAATTTGGCCTTAGCTCGGCACCATGCGGTACCTAACCTACCTTTACCTACTTTGCCTTATCCCTGGGTTAGGTGGTTAGCATAAGGTAGTTCCTAGAATATAGAATATTCCATTTCCATATAAACTTATGTTCCTGTGGATTCGAGTTTCTATGAAATGCCCCTGCTTGGGAATGGGCACACCTTTCCTTGCATTCCTTTCATCTGAATATAGGAATAAATCCTTAATCCTTAGGCCTAAGTAGGTACCATTAGGTTCCCTTAAAAGCCTAAAAGGAAAAGGCCTAATAGCGCTGTTACTAAAAGCGAAGTAAGGCTCCATCCCTAACCCCATAATAAAAGGCCTTGAAAGGTACCTTAAAGGATCCTGACTACAGCCTTAACTAAACCTTATCCAAGGCATCAGGATCATTGATACCCAATCACTTAGGTACCTTAACCATAACCTTAAGAGACTATACTCGCATATAATACATATAATATTATTATATAGGCTTTACTTTAGGCCTGGGTCAGGTACCATTAGGATTACCTTTAGTGATTGTATGTCATCTTGAGAATACTAATGAAGTCAGTGAGCTTAATGGATGTTTGGTGTTTTGGCCTTAGTCCCTGCCTTGCCTTCAGAATAGACTTTCCCATATAATAATATATTATATACGAGTGCTGTTTAGGTAGGGGTTTCGGTACCCTAAAAGGCTCAGGGCCTTGATTCCATAAAACCATAGAAGTCATATCGCCGATGAGCTCCAGAGGTACACAGTGGAAGGCCTAAGCCCTAAATCCTAGAATTTTTCAAACGCAAAAATGAGGTACCTGAATTCCGGACCTCTACCGATTGCCTCAAAGACCTCTTCGTTAAATATTACCTCTAGGCCCCTATTCAGGATATTGAGAATGGTATATAGATGATAGATATAAAAGCTATAAGCGAAGGAAGGAATAAAGGAATAGGCCCATACATGTATATATATATATTATATTATTATATGGCCTATGTATTATTACTTATATTCTATTGGATTTGTTTAATTTGTTTGTTTAGGGTTGGGTTATAACCTTAGTGGTTAGGTTTACTATGTTGTAATTGAAGGATGGGTCTATATGCCTCAATACTTCCTTCAGTTCTGAGTCGGTATATTTCTCAGCCTGTTCCCGGGTTATGTTATTATGGTTCATTGCTATCCTTATAGCATTTGCCCTGGATGTGAGTAAGGTTTTCTTTTTCATGTGTTTTTAGTAGTTGAAGGACTTGGTTACGGGTATGTGATATAGGTCAGTCCTTTTGAGGCTTATACCGCAATTAGGGCATTCACCTATAATACCCATGTGTAAGGGATCTTCATCTTCTTGGGGTGTCAGAGGTATGAAAGGCTTCATCTTGCTGGTGAAGTCGTAATGGTGACATATAGGGCAGTTGAATATTGTTACCTTATCCATGGTCATTTCTTTCTTTTAGGATAGAACTTATCTCGGAGTTCGGAGTAGTTCCAAAGGATATATTCATATTCCTGTTCGGTTATCCGGGCAAGCTTTGCTCCCGTTACTATGTCGGTCATGTTAATCATTCCTGACTGTTGTACCTTGAGGAATCTAGCGAAGGTTTCTTTTGTGATTTCCATGTTTGTAGATGTTAATGCAGATTCGGGATGTTATGTTCTTCAGTACTATCCTCCAGTTGAAGTATTTGAATCTCTTGGAGTGTTTAGTATAGGGTTTCATGTTAGTTATCCGGGAAGAGTTCTTTGAGGGCATCCATAACGTTAGATGCAGCGAAGAGGGGAGATGTTGTAGTCCTTCCTGTGTGTAAATCTGTGATGATTACACCCGGAGTATCTTCAGATCGGGCAGTAGTGAATCGGTTAGAGCCTTGCCCTATGTTGATTACCCCTCTTAGGGTCTGTACCTCCTCTTTGAGTTGAGGGTTAAGGCGTTCATCGGATTTGATTTTGTGTTTGTCAGCCATGGCTTTAAGTGTTTGATTATTTGCTTTTTATCTTTATACAAATATACGATTTATTCCGATAATATGCAAATAAATATTCTGGGCCCTCATTAGGCCTTGGGCCCTTAATCCTAAAGGCCACTAAAAGCTAATCCTTATATAATATAAAGGCTATATTAAGGTACCTTAACCTACCATAAAAGGCCTTAAAAGGTACCTTAAATGTGCCCTAACTAAGCCTTAACTTGAGAAATCAAATCTCCAATACTCTATTCCTGGCATATCGATTTTAGACACCTGTTCCAAAATCCCCTAAAAGACTCGCATATATATATATAATATAGATTGTATTCTTTAAGGCTTAGGATTAAGGCCCTTAATGGCACCTAAGTGTACCAATGAAGCTATTCATTTATTCTCATGTATAGACAAGTAGAGTGGCTATAAGTCTCTTTATCGAAAAGGCCTTAGTTGGTGGCCTTAACCTTGCCTTAAGAGACTTATGATTATATAATATAGACTTGATTAAGGTAGGGGTTTAGGTACCTTAAAGGCTGCCTTTTGGGCCTTGCTCCTGGTCTTAGGGCCCTAAGTCGACTTAGCTAATACGTATAGTAACAAAGATAGCTCCAGAGCTCTTAGGGTACACAGTAAGGCCCTACCCTTGCCTTAACCAAAATTTTTTCCTCACCCCGATTTTATGGCCCTTGGACTTCTTCGTCGTCCGGACCCGTATTACCGACTGCTTGTTAACTTTTGCCCTATCTGAACACACAAATAAAGGCCTCTAAGATAAAAGCCAACCTTAAAAGCCTTATATGATTGATGATTATAAGTATATGTATTTATATACGCCTTATATATATGGATGTATATATTAAGGATTGTATTGATATTTGGGATTTTTCTTTGGTTGGGGTTGGTTGGGTATTAGAATCCTGGCTTTAGGTTGAGATGCCTTAATACTTCCCTTAGTTCGGAATCTGTATATTCCTTAGCCTTTTCAATTGGGATGTTGTTATGGTTGGAGGCTATGATGATTGCCTTATCCTTTGATACCTTAATGGTTTTTCTTTGTTTCATGGGTTATTTGGATTTGTAGGTTGGGAAGAAGTCGAATTCTATATACCACCTCAGCCAGGAGAAGGTGATGTAGAATGGGCTTTCAGATGTGATTACTATGGTTGGGAGTAGAATTTGATAGGGCTGTGACTTTGATTTTCATATGGGTTATTGTTTAGGGATTTCTATCCAGATTCCTTGTGTCCTTAGGCCTTTGCGTCTTAGTGTTTGTTCGTGTTTGATTTGGTTGATTAGGTTAAGGATATGTTGTCTGTATTCTCTTTGGGATGCCCGTTTACTGGATGGTAGTTCTTTGTAGAGTTCAGATAACTTTGCATTGAGTTGATTCATTGAAAGCTCCCTTAATTCTCTAGATTCAGTGTCTTTCATAGTATAGATGATTATAAGTAATAAGTATCATCTGCCCAGTTTTCTCCTACGACATCCTGGATGTTTTGGATTTTCTTCTGGGATTGGTAGGAAGTTCTTTCCATTACAGAAGGTATAGCATCCTCCTCCCTCTTCTAAGGGTCTCTGACATTTTGTGCAGATATGGGTTAAATTGGATTTAGGTTTCATGATTAGTATTTTATTTGGATGATTACCCAAGAGACTATCAGTATTACGGTTATCAGGATGACCCATTCCAGTAATGTTTGCAGTAATAACTTAAGGTTTTCATATCCAGTTATCTTTGAGTTACTAGATTGGGTAGTAGCAGCGGATAGAGATGATACCTCCATGATTGCGGATTACTGATACTTCTTCGTATTGGAAATAATCCAAGGAGTCGGAGTAAAGGCCGAAGACTGCTTCCAGGTCTCCCTTTGAACCTCCGAATACTTCGGTACCAGGAGCTGGTGTGAAGGTGAAAGTATGATGACCACCATACTGATTGTTTCTGGTCTCAATCTTAGTGAGGAGCATACCATATCTCCGGAGAAATTCCCTGAATGTGCATTGGAAATACATTTCGGGGTCTGTCATGCCTTGTCTTTTGCACCATCCGTGAACTTTCTTCAGGAGGTATAAGTAATTGTCTGGTTGCTGTTTTTTCATGGCCTTAATTTATTTAATTAATTATTATCTTATTTCCTATATACAAATATAGCAAATATTTTGTAATTATGCAAATAAATATTGAAGGCCTTTACCAGCGTTCGTCTTCGATAGTGATGCGAATGTGGACATTTTGTTGAGGATGCTCCTTTAACCATCTCTCAATCTCTCCAGCCCTTTCGAGACTGTCGATATAGTCTGGAGCTAAAGCCTTAACTGTTTCATAAGGTAAGCTCCCATCGGGATTTATCCAGGGTTTAGCAGGTGGCTCTTTTTCCTGGTTTTTATTCTCGATTACTGCCATAATAACTACAATTAGAACAATGGCAATAGCTAACCACATGAATATGATTAGAGTACTGCCTTCTGAGTTTTTGTCTTGATTTTTCATGAGATTTTATTTTTTGGTTGATCATCCTGTGCTGATATAAATTGGATTTTCGACTTGAATTCATCCAGATGATCCTCTTTGATAAGGGTGAGCATCTTCTTTCCTGTCTGGTGATTGACCATCATTGTGGGAAATACTTTAGACATCTTGGGAAGTCCATCTGGACCGGGTTCTAAGTCTTCTATCAGCATTATTTCTGCTTCCGAGTTTAATGCCAGTATATACGGAACCAATTCAAACATTTTCATAACTTTGATTTTATGATATCTCTGATACCTATTAACTTTAGCTTTTGTTCAGGAGTTAAATCAGAGTCTTTCATTGCTTTATTTACTTCGGCATACAGCTCCTGCATCTTTATCCTGTAGAGAGGTCCTTTGATATGCTTGCATACCCAGTTGTATTCTCTACATATTTTGTTGATTGAACTCATGCCCCGATGGTTATTACTAATCCCAGGTTACAGCTCCCCACCAGTACTTCATCATCCCCGGTAGAGAGAATCTCCTTCAATTGTGTTAATACCCCTCGGAAATTCATCCGAGTTGCTCCTTCTGATTCATGGAACTTGACCAAAAGAGTATGCTTATATGACTGAGGAATCCGGTCCTGGTCATATTTAATCTCTACTTTATAATCGTAGAGTTCCAACCCCAGTCGGGAATCTAACTCTTCTACCATTCCAAGATAGGTGTCTTGGATTGCTTCCTTGATGCAATCAACCTCTTCCTCATAAATCTTCCCTAACTTGTAGGACTCCTTGAGACCCGTAAGCATAACTTTTTTATAATCTTTCATAATATTAGGGTTTATTTTATTTCTTTATACAAATATAGATATAATATATTATATATGCAAATAAAACTTCCAGGTATCTATGGGTGGGGATAGATTCTAGAAACTTTATCTCCTATTTATGTCTAGTTTATTAGTAACACAAAAAGACTTCTAGAAAAGAGGTCTTAATGGTCCTTTATTTATTAAGCCTTAGCTGGTATATGAACCGGTTTGTAATAGATATTTCCTTCTGGTATGATAGGGTGTTTTAACAGGTCATAATCCAGGGCTGAAGTATCGGGGAATTCAATATGGATACGTATACCGGAATATAATTTCCACCCGGGTTTGCCCTCGATATCATTGCTGAATAGGCCTATGATATTTATCCGTACTTTGTTCTCCACTAATTTTGTACCAAACAATTTATTAGTAAAGTTGAGTACTACACCTTTGATAGTGGGGTAATATTTCGGGTCGTACGTTTGGTATATTGAATGGCAGTATAGTCTGCTTGCCCTTACTAAAAGGTCTATCTTATGATTGATGTGCATAGTTATAAAAGGTTAATATTACATTATTCTGTCGAATACGAAGTATTTCCCGTTCTCCTCGGGAGTATGAGAGGGGAAATGATAAAGCCCTTCACTGAAGTCTCTATTTATGGTAGTTACTGTACGAAGAGTTCCCTCTTCATTATCCACCACATCTGATATCATACCCAAGTTTATAAGCTTATCGGTATCGAATGCTCCTAATAGCATTCCGGGACAAATATCATCCATGACTTGCATACCGATATATTGTCCATCTTCTGATATGGTATCTACATATTTACCATTCTCTACATACTGGAATAGATTGCACCAACCCGTGATAGTATGTATCTTTATTTTAGTTGCACAGGCTGATGCGGATAGAGTTACTTTGCTATTAGTACATAACCAACCCTTACGATTTACTTTTTCATCAGTGAAGACAATGTCTTCCTTATAAGGTGGATAAGGTAAGCCAAATACCTTAATTTTCTTACCATTATTGATAAGTTGATTGACTTTTGCTACCACTTGATTGGGATTTAGAATTTCTTTCATAGTAGATGTTTGTGTTATAGATTGAATTGAACTTCTGCTTTGTATCCAGGCTCTAAACTCCTAGCTGTAAAGGGTATACCCAAGTAATGAGGGTATGGGTTATGCCAGATATTGTGGTCGGATAGTTGTTCAGAAGCTTCCCTGATATTATCCTCTCCTGAAATATAGAATCTTATCTCCTCCTCATTAGCTGATACTACTTTGAGAAAACCCTGTACAGTTAATGTAACTGTAACATTCCGAGCTTTAATTATTAAGTCCATAACCTTTATTTTTATCTTTATACAAATATAAGAAATTTAATCTAATTTTGCAAATAAAAATCAAAGGTTATCTTCTTCGAGTTCTGGGTCTATTTCTTCGTAGTCTATTCCCTCTTCGATTTCTCGTCGGATTTGGTGATGGTCCTCTTCAAAGGCTTTTAAGGCACCATGGTAGTCTCCTGTTACGCTATCCAATTCGGCCTTTTTGAGAGTTAAGCCTTCTTTATCTCCTCTATTGCCCTCTTGTTTTGTTGCAACAACAACTGGTAATTCTTTGAAGTCATACTGGTTTTCTACGTATTCTAACTCTTTTATACCCCCCTTGTCAGCAAGCTCTTTCTGAATCATTTCAATAGCCATATCCCGAGTTACTACGGGTTCTGATTCAGCTGTATTGTTGAATTGATTGTTCTGTTGGTTGAAGATATTTACAGTACCGCCACCAGACACTGCCCGTACCAAACTCTGAAGAGAGGTTGTAGATTGCTGCTTTAATCCTATGGCTTTATTGACTTCTGCAGTTATAAATGGAGCATATCTTCCACCTTGAGAATCCCGAAGTATTTGAACCTGTTGACTTATTTCCATACGGTCCTCAAGTGCCCAGCCTATGCAAGCCCCCATCAGAGAATCAGCAATTTCATCCATCTTATTACGGTCAAATAGGCCGTTGTCTAGAAACGTTTGTTTCATCTGCATCTGAATAATTGACGGTTCACATTTTAGAAAATCTGAGAGCTCATTTACTGAATAAACCCTTGCCCACAATCTCCCATTGTTTACTATCCAGGTATGGACAATGAACTTGGTCAAATTCTTGAGAGCTTCATCATCTCCAGCATTAGCCTGTATGGCTAATTGGGTTATCCCTAACCCCCTTGGGAATCGTGGAACTATCTTTGATTCTTTCATAATGGTTGATTTTGGTATCTAATAGTTAATCCCCATGAAAATAAATAAAAAGGCCCTATTATGGCAAGGGCCTTTTTGAATTAACTCTTTGATAGTCAGGTTGCTGGATCACTGGAATAGGCTTACCTTCAATTTATATGAGCTTATTGACAGCTTGAATTCAGTGATATGTTTTTCGAACTTAAGCTGGTTACTCAGTGATAAAAGTCCTAAAAACAGCTGATCTACATGTTTGGGATAGATTAACTCTATAGTAACCGAATTAGGTTTATATTCAAACCCCAAATTTACCTCTTCTTCGCCCTTCTCCTTGTAGGTAGACAGGATATTTTCTTCTACCATAGTAGCCAAGGTTAAAAATGTCCTCATAAAATCTTAGTAACTTTAGAGTCTTGTATTATTAGGATTTACTTCTTTCCCTTTGCCTTAGTAGCCTTTACCTTGCCCTCCTTGGCCAAATTTTGGGCAACTCCGTAGGCAACTACGGCCTCCAATATTGGCCTCATTCTCTTTTCTTTCTCCTTGGCTTCTTTTTGCCTTTCTTCTTCCTCTGCCATAAGTTTAGCTTCTCTTTCCTGGGCCTTTTTACGCCTCTCTTCTATTTCCTCATGAATATTAGGGAATAAATTTGCCCTGAGAGGTATTACATGAAGGGCAAAGAATGCTGAGAATAATCCATCGGATAAAGGCTCACCTATCTTTTTCTTGGAAATTTGCCAAAACTTATCCTGCTGTTCTTTGATGGCATGCAAGAATTTTTCATAGGTGAACTGTATCTGCATTTTTTTACAGGCTGTTATCATGGCCTCAATCCGGTCCTTGAATTCCTGACCAAAAGCCTCCATGAATTTTTCCCGGTTAAAGTTGTAATGAGGTTTGTCCAGCTTGAACTGTTTTACATACTCTGCAGTTTTCATAGTGTCTCGTTGTTTATAAGTTATTGATTTGATTTATTAAGTGTTTTAATGCTGATTCTCTAGTTACCACTTGGAAAAGGTAGCCTATATACCTATCTTCCCAATATGATAACCAAACTGGGTTAGGGAACCTAAACTTATTCCTTTCATCTATCGGAATATTTCTGGGCATTCCCGAAATATATAATAAGTGAGGTCCATTAGTATTCTCAATGAATACTGGGTGTAACATATTTTCGTCTACCTTAAAATATCCCTTAATGGCATAGTCCGGGATATATTGATTGGACCTTATTCCGCAATCGAATGCCAAATCCTCTACCTGGTATAATTCAGGATTGATAGGGCATTCGGTTTGAGATTGCACCCTTTCCTGGGATTGAAGGTAATAGGTAATTCGGGATTTATCAAGCGTTACGCTTTTTACTCTTTCGGGAAACATGGTTCTTATCTTTTAATGGTACATAGTCCTCGATGTCATCCAATCTGTCTGTCACTAAAGCATATACGAATAACTTGGCAGGACGGAAGAAGAATCTCCTTATGTTCTTCTCCGAGATATAGTAATCGTATATTTTGAAGAATTTCTTCTGATACTTATGCTTAAGACTCCGTTGCGTTAGGTATGACTTAAGAACTTCTCTGTGTAATTCAAGCAATTCCTTATCTACTTTCTGAATTGCTTTCTCGGGTAAGCCAACAACCATAATCTTTCATATTGTTAAAAGGTGATTATACTAAGGGGCCAGAGCCGTAGCCCTGTGCCCCTCTCCTACTATGAAAGATTAGATTGCAACGGATTCCTTGATGAATTGGTTCTTGTACTCCCGGTATTCCTTCTTGGCCTTCTTGTACTCCTTCGAATTCTGGTTCTCGATTCGGAGCATGGCCAGCTCCAGCTGATGAATCTTGTTTCGGACCTGCTGCCGGAACTTCTTCCTGGAAAGGGTGTCTTCGCAGTCGGCGGGATAGATGTATTTGACCTCCCGTTTCGTTACCACCTCTTCGACGAGGTTGGCTTCGACTTTCTCCTGGGTCTTTGAGATGAGCTTGTCCTTCTTGGACTTTTTCTTTTTCTTTTCTTCGGCCGACGGTGCTGTAGCTTCTTCCTTTTTCTTGCCCTTTTTCAGAGCCTTCTTGGATTTCTCCACCTTTTCAGCCTTCTCCTCGATGAGGTTGTTGATGCCTTCGACCAAATCGGTCTTTTCCAGTTTCTGAGCCTTGTTGTTCTTGTTCTTTTTCATGGCTTACAATGTTAAAGGTTTGACATTAAATTAAAATTGTTATTATCTTTATTTCCTAATGCAAATATAGGGGAACTTTTCTATATTTGCAAATATTTTTATCATTTTCTTTGAGGTTGTGTTCTTGGCTTCTGGTGTGTTAACCTCTTATAGTTTTTCTCCTTTATTGTTTATGCAAATATAGATATAAAAATCAACCTCTGCAAATTATTTCACTAATTCTTTAGAGGTTCGTTTATGGTACAGGTAATCTCAAGGTATTCTAAGCATTGAGCCTGTTTTCTATACATGTTAACATAGACATTTTGTCTGAATCCGTCATCTTGAATCTCTACGGATTTAACCCGAGATTCAGGGCCCATAAGCTCATTGTAAGATTCAGCGACAGTTGATGGCTTCATTTCTCTGATAACTTTTTGAGTACTCTTTTGAATTGAGCCATGTAATGGCAGTCTTTGGTAGGGCATTTACCGTCAGGTGTAATGTTTTCATTGGCACCACACTTAGTCATGCCCGTTGCTTTGTAAGGACAACACTTACGATGTGCTGCACATGCAGCCTTAAATTCTACCGTACTCATATCTCAAGAATTATTCAAAATACTCCCTTACTTTAGTTAAACGGCATTTGAATTTGAACGGCATTACATAGTCTCCCCACCACCCAGTTAAAGGTAAAATACACCCGATAATGGCATAGTAGTAGAAAGTTTTTGCAACAAATTGCTGTTTCTCATCGTCCCAAAAAGTATCTACTCTAGCATCTTCATCTGTTGCAGGGTCTACATATACCCAGTGGTATGACAGCCTGATAAATAACCATTGTAGTATCAGAATATTTATCCATCCAAGGATGGTCATGCCCAATACTTTCTTCCATACCCAGCTGTTTGTTTGTTTTACTTCTTTTCCCATAATCCGTATTTTGGTTGAACGTTTTTAAGTCGATGATATATGTCCAGAGTTTTCCATATTGACTCTGCTTGTTTTATTACTACATCCTTTGCCTCTTGATGAGTACTAAAGGTATTCCATAATTCCGGAGTGTAGTTGAGACATTCCATACATTCGGGTTCTCCCTGCACATGTTTTACCCTTATGTAGAAATAAACCTCTCGGTCTATTATGTGACCAATACGTTCTCCCTCGAATAAAATCTGAGCTTTTGGTTTGAAGTCGAATACATTTTTACTTCTGGTACCGTGAACGTATTTGTTTACTTTGAATCTTACTATCCCTGCCATATCAATCCATGTTTCTTTCAAAGTATTCGTAGAAGTCCGCATCCTCAGTTAACTGGTCCAGTAATTCCTCTACATCCATATCCAAGTATACTGATGCCCCTGATACTTGTAAAGTTATCCCAGAACCATAACTGCCAGAAGACCCATGAAGTTTTAACTCCTTGGGCCTTTCTCCGGTATATTCATCTCGATAATGAATAATACCTTTAGAGTAATCATAACTCTTTACCTCGGATAAATGCCTGGATTCATCCCAGTTTTTCCAGTGGGGAGTTGCATCAGGAGTGGGTGGAACTGTTTTACCATCCCACAGTATGCATACTACGCAGAAGGCTGATACTCCTATTATCATCCTCTTTGCAGCTTCCCAAAGGGTCTTGGCCTCATCTGGTTCTCCGTCTGGTGTGTAATATCTTTTCATAGTTTCAAATTGAATATCCAACAAATAAGCCAAAAGATTAACATTAGTATTAAAGCCGTACCATACAATATAAATAGGGGTTTGGCTGCTTCCTTCATGGGATCTCTCTTTTTCATAATCTTTTGCCTGCGTATTTATTCCTTATCCTTTTCTCAAATGATTTACCTACTGATTCTCCATTTTGGATATCCTCTTTGAACATCCTGAAGTCGAACTCTGATACCGAGTTGTATTGGTATACCTTTTCTCCTTTGAAGGTAATGGTGATATCTCGGGTTTCATCATCCATCACTACCTTCATAATTCTGGATGACCCCGTAATTTCAAATGTCTTTTTCATCATTACTGTCTTTTAAGCTCAAAAGTGTTAAGTCCCATAGCTACCACATTATTTTCTTTCCTGAGTGCTTGACAGGTAAAGAAAATATCCCAGAGAGTGAAGACAGAATCAGAACTCATTTCCATCAAGTCCTCTTCCATCATATAGAGTGTACTCATTATGGTATTAAACCACCTGTTATTTAACCCCTTTACCAGCATGGTTTCAATATCTTCATACCTATTGTTAAAGGTATCTCCCTGAACCCTTTGAAAGGCAGCTATATATTCCCTGGCCATGGATTCCACCGCTTCTAGAGAAGTCCCATAGCAGGGGAATATAATTTTCCATTTATCTAAGCTCTTATCCTCTAAAAGGGATTCCAGCGCCTGAATATGCACATCCATAATCTGATTCCATATTTCCTGGGCAGATAATCGCCTTTGCAATTTCAGTTTGATACAACCTCGGTTTATTTTCATTTTAATCCTCGTTATAGATATACAGAATCTGATGGTTCCTATCTAACTCCTTTTCCAAATACTCCCAATGAGTATTGTGGTCTATATGGATATTGACCCTATAATCATCCATTTCTTTGGGTAATAAATCCAGATAATCTTTCAGATCCTTTACAGTAGTGAATTTTGGTTGTCCCATACTTATTTTATTTCGTTATGCAAATATAATAATTATTATTATAATATGCAAATCAATTTCAGTGGTGTTGTATAGGTTAGTTCAACAAAGAACCCCGAATCTATATTAGGTTCGGGGTAAGAGGTTTCATAAACGATTGCCTATCGGGTTAATCCTCCTCTTTCTTTGTCTTCTTTTTCTTCTTGTCCTTGCCTTCTTTCGAAGGTTTGTCGGCCTTCTTTTCCTTGGCCGACTCTTCTTTCTTGGGAGCAGCCGCCGGAGCACCTGATGCCAACTCTGCAGCATACTTCTTGCCCTCGGCCTTGGCCTTCTCTTTGGACATGGTCTTCAGAAGAGTACGCATCTTCTGACGGTACTTTTTCTTCTGGTCGGAGGTCATCTCCTTGCCGTCCACGGTAGGATAGTCGTAGGCATTTGGGGTACTGGTAACCTTTTCCTTCTTGGGATGGGCTTCTGGCTTCTGATTCTTTTTAGCCTTCTCTACGGCCTTCTCCTCCGTAGCTGCCCTGGCCTTTTTGTTTCCCAGGTTGATGATGTCTACCCAAGCTTGGATTTTCTTTCCATGCTTCTTATGGCCTGTCCAATCTTTCTTGGGGTCGAGATCATTCTCTTCCATGTAGGCCAGCATTTCCTTCTGAGCCCTGCGTGCTTTCTTTGCGGCCAGGTCTTTCTTGCTGATGTCTTTTGCCATTGTTGTTGAGTTGATTAAATAAAAACTGGTTTGAATTACCTTTGCATGTTTATAGTTTGGTTAAGGAGTTTTTGGTCTGTACTTCCTTTACCTCTGAGATGATTATTTCCATCCCCTGAAGATTTGCCATCAACTTAAGATGGGCAACAGCATCATCCTGAGAGATATTAGTGTATACAATTCTGTACCTTTCACCAGAATCTTTGTTTTCAAAAGTTATGGTTAAGATGTTTCCATTTGCCAAATCTTCTATGCGCTTTGCCAGAGATTTTACCTTACCTATTTTTAGGGTTTTATCCTTGATTAAAGCTTGCCTTTTACCGGGAGACAGTCCAGGCATGGATAACCTTGTATCTATATCCTGAACCATTTTGGTTAGCTCTTTAATCCGATATATCAACCCTTTGACTGAGGAGTTAAATTGTCCCATTGAGGTCTTTGAATAGTGGTGTCATTTCCTATTTTCTGAGCATATTTATCAATCAATTCTTCCGTTCTAGAGATAATATACTCTGTCATCATTCTATTTTCTTCAGAGATATCTTTTTCTTCCTCTAGTAGCAGCTGATATGATTGTAGCTGATTACATAATGCCAGATATATAATGCTGTCGTCGTCTTGCATATACCTATACAAAGTGGGGAGGCCCACCCTTAAACCTTTGGATGGCCTCCCCTGTATGACTCAAGTGTTGATGTACGTGGGAATATGTGCTCAGGACCTATTCCTCATCATCTTCGTCCTCGTCGTCATCTTCGTCCTCGTCGTCATCCTCGGCATCGGCTGCCTTCCCTTTCTTACCCATGCCGGGCATCTTCGGGACCAGGGTACCGTGCTCTTTCTTGGATTTAACCGATACCCCCGGAATGGTGGTATTCGATACGGCGATAACTTTGCCGTCCTTGTCGGTTACGACCGAGGTGATGAAAACTCCGTACTTCCGGACGTTCATAGCGAAGGTCTTTGCAACGTTGCCGCCGCCCAGGTCGATGATGTCGCACTGTTTGCTGTTCGGTCGCTGACCCGGTGCCCGGTTCTTGAGTCGTTCTTTCATCGCTTCTCGCTTGGCCTTCTTCTCTTCAGCGGTCAGTTCTTTCTTACCGCCCTTTTTCGTCGATTCCTCTTTCTTTGCAGCTTTTGCTTCTGCTGCCTTTTTCTTAGTTGCCATGTTATATTGAATTAAATGGTTTCTTTGATAAGGGAACTCCAGGCTTATTACCCTTGCCTATGGAGTTAGTTCTGGATGATTACCTGAAGCTCCCTTGGATTTGGTTATAGTCAGAAGGACCCTTACTTTTTCTTTTTCTTGGTGTCCTTCTTGGAAGCGGCCTCTGCCTTAGGCAGAGTGATGCCCAGTTCCTTGGCCACCGCCTTGCGAAGTTTCTCGACGTCTTCCTCGTCGAATTCATCGGGGTCAGTTTCGAGTTCTTTGTCGTCGCAGAGGTCTTCGAGAGCTTCGAAGTCCATCCCGGCCAGATCCTCTGGTGTCACCTCGTCGTCTTCATCTTCGTCCTCGTCGGAATCTTCGTCT